TTAACACGCGATGGTTATCCATTCTTTGCCACGAACATCATTATAACGGTCTGTCTGTGCTCGAGTGGCATGTCCTAATAAAGCTTGCGTATCGATACCCTGTTTTCGATATAAACGTTCTGATAATGAACGTTGCTCATGAAAGGAGGCTGGCATTCCTTTACCCCAATCAATATCAGTTTTATTTCTTGCTTTGGTGAAATTTGTTGTCATCGTATTTGCGGTGACTGGGCCTCCTCGTTGCCCTTGTGATGTACTCCGAAAGTAGTGAATTAAATAGTGGCTTACCACGCGATCACGACAGCGGTCAACGATTTCTTTAAGTGAAACATTGATGGCTTGATTGCGTAAAGAAAGGGGAATGGCCACTTTAGCCCCCGTTTTTCCTTGAACAACATGTAAATGGTCATCCCAAATATCTTGAAAACGCATTCGTGAGATATCGCTAATGCGCTGACCTGTTACGAGAGCAAGGAGCATCGCATTACCCATATAACGATGTTGCTTGTCCGCTAAATCATAAATCTGATGCCACTCATCTAAAGTCAATCTTTGACGTTTTATCCGAGTTTTTGGCCTTTTAGTTGCCAATGCGGGGTTATAACCTGGTGGAACTTCACCCGCATGTTGTGCTTCTTTAAAAATATCACTAAAAACGGATCTAACGACCTGTGCCATACGCGATTGTCCCGCCGTTTTATACTCGTCGAGAATACTGACCAAATCTCGAGTGCCTACTTTGGCTAATGGGAGCAACGCTAATTTTTGGCGCATAAGGGCGATGGGTTTTTTCTTTTGCCGATAGGTGGCCAGTTGTATCTCTCCTTGATCTAAGCGCTCCTTTTGGATGTTCCAATAACGATCTAACCATGTGGCAACCGTAATCGACTCATCTTTGTCAGTTGCAATGCGATCACTGATGGCTAAAATTTGACGCGTTCTTTGCTCTGCAATACGGCTATTGGCTTCGATGGCGATTAATCGCGCTTGAGTTTCATCAGCGCCCAAGGAATGAAATTTACCCGTTATAGGGTGACGATATCGCCAATACATTTTTCGCATTCTTGGATGATACGTTGTATATAAATTGGGGATATCAATGTTCTTCTCACGAGGTCGTCCGGTCATCTTTCAGTATCTTCCTTAATATTGGATCATCAAAGGTATTGATTGAAGGGATAGCTAACATGCCGACTAAATCCGCATCTTCTCTTACTCGCCACATGCCACCTTCTTTCCTTGCGGGAGGGCAGAAAAAACCTAATCGCGCATAGCGACTTAATGTGGTGAGAGACGGCGGACGACTTTTGTATCGTTTCTCAGCCCATTCTTTTAATGTTAATACTTGCATTATTCTTTCCTTATATTATTAAAAATGAATTAATAATGATTATTCCTTTATTTTAAATAAATGAATGCTGTATTTATTTGATGACTAATTAATACGTAATTATATTTATAGTCTTTTATTCCCTTATCGTTTAAATGCGTGGGTGTTTGTTACTTGTGATTAATTGTACTCTATGTTTCTTTATAGGCAATAACACTGTGAGGGGAAGTACATATTGAGCTGAAGTGATCCAGCTCAATAAATTAAACTAAATAAGTTAAAGTGTTTGAATAATTTGTATCACATAACCAATGATTTGATAATCATGAGTTAATAATATAGGCGTAAAGGCGGTATTTAATGAAACCAAATAAAGATGAGGGGGTTCTGATATCAATTTCTTAATTACCACATCATGGGTAATACAATTTTTCGCGATGATTATTTTTCCATATAATTCAATATTATTTTTAAATTCCGGCTCGATAATAATCGTTGAACCCTTTGGTATGGAGGGGAGCGAGTAAGGGTTAGTCATTGATTCACCTTGATACACAAGCCCATAAGCCTGCTCAGAAACAGGTACTGTTGCATAACACCAAGTTTGAATATCACTTAATCTTAATGTTTCATAACGTGCATTCCAATCAATGGTTTGCTCTAGTGTGATAACGGGAATTTGACGAATATTCATTGTCTTGCGTGTGATTATTAATGCATCAGCATCGGATGATGTTCCACCATAAAGTAACCATTCGGGTGAAACTTCAAGAACTTTAGCCAGCATTTGTAAGTTTTCCCCGTCGGGCTCGGTGACTTGGGTTTCCCATTTTGTAATAGAAACTCGGCTGACACTTAACATCTTTGCTAATGACTCTTGTGTTAAAGCTAATTGCAATCGACGCTCTCTAATTCGGGTATGCATTTTGTTTCTCATGTAATTCCCATTTCCTTTTATTTAAGTAAAAATGATTTGCGTGTCCATTCTCTATTTGTTAATTTTAATAGCGTAATCGATAACTGATTAATTTAATCTATAAAGATGTTATTTAAATTAATCCTATTAATTTAACTCACGATAGTTTCAATAGTAATAACGAATTAGATTTTTTCGTTAAGTGTGCTAATTAAAATTAATGCAACGGAATATTTTACAAAACAAAAGTGGAATTACCATCTTTTGTTATTTTTTCAATTAAATTATTTTTAATTTGATGCGCATCTTTTTTTTAAAAGAATGGTAGAAAAAGGAATTCACATGAAATTATTAATGGAAAAAACACGTCCTCAGATAGTCATACCTGAATTAGCAGTTCAAATTGGGTTATACGAAGCAATTGTTTTGCAACAATTACATTATTGGATAACAGAAACAACATCGGGTGTTGAATATGAAGGACGGCGATGGATCTACAATACATTACCTGATTGGCATTTACAGTTTCCCTACTTATCTCTATCAACACTAAAACGCGTCTTTACTCATCTTCGAACGGCTGGATTGATTGAAGTGAGACAGCTCAACAAACACCTTCATGATCGTACTAACTTTTATAGTATTAATTATCAGCATAAGATTTTGAAAACAGAAGATGAAGAGCAAAATACGAGTGAAGAAGGTAGTGATAATAAAACGAAAATACGTGCATTCGATGGTGCCAAACAGGAACAATCGAAGGGAAGCAAAAGTCAGTCTCAGAACGGTTCAAATAGGGCTCTTCTTACAGAGAATACAACAAAGATTACTACAAAGAGTAACCTTAAAAGATCTTGTTCAGATTGCTCATTATCAAATCGTGAGCGGCCTGAAATAGACATTATTCGCTATTTTAATAAAACAACCCACTCCCATTATCGAGAATGTCAAACCACGTTGAGCTATGTTAGAGCGAGGTTAGTTGATGGTTTTCAAGTTGATGAATTGATCTTAATTACCGATTACCTAACAGCAAAATGGCTTAATGATAATAAAATGCAGGATTATTTAAGACCTAAAACCCTGTTCCATAAAAACAATTGTGCAGAGTATCTTGATAAAGCGAAAAAATGGCAATTAAAAGGACGACCGGCTTATCAAAATGGGCGGTGCTTAAAGGAGGGCGAGATCTCTATTGAAATCGATTGTGCTGAAAGAGATAACACATTTAGTCTGTTATTTAGTTCAGCATGGAAGCCTAAAACAGCCCTTCAGATCCTCGCGAAAAAAATCGCCTTACAACGTGGTTTAGGGCGAATGCATATTCATAATGCTAAAGCGCTTTGGAAAGAAATTTGGTATCAGTCCGCACAGTTAATTGCACGTTCAACACACCACAATAGTATTGCATAAAGGTACTTGCGACATGAGAGATATACAGCAAGTATTAGAGCGATGGGGGGCTTGGGCATCTGATGCACAAAGTGGTGTGGATTATTCTCATATTGCGGCGGGTTTTAAAGGGATATTACCTTATCAATCCTCATCTCGTATAAGCTGTTGCGATGATGATGGATTGATCATTGATTCTGCTATCGCCCGTCTAAAACAACTGAGAAAAGAAGAAGAGGTGAATGCACTTATATTACATTATATTTATCAGCATCCTAAAAGAAGTATTGCGAGATGTTGGAAAATAAGTGAAAGCCGAGTTCGCCAAATTATACAAGTCGCAGAGGGTTTTATTGAAGGAGGGCTGGCAATGTTAGAAATACGTTTAGAGATGGATCATGAAGTTTATTGTTATAAGAAAACAAATTAAATAAAAAAGTATTAACGCGCTACGCAAACTAGCTGTTAATCTAATAAAAATAAAGATATTTACCTGACTTATGTTTTATTTAAAACGGTAATATTAAATAATGAAATATCAAATACTATTTTAATTAATGTTTTAATTAATGTTTATATGGCCTAATCTTGTTAAGTAATGCTTAATTTTTAAGGTTTGAATTTTTATGATATAAACTTACATCTTCATTTTAAATGTTAGAGTTATTATGATCCCTAAAAGACTAAAAACGGCAAGAGCAAGAGTTGAATTAACTCAAGAGGAGTTAGGAATTTTAGCTGAGATAGATGAGGAGTCAGCTAAAATTAGAGTTTGCCAATATGAGTCAGGCACACATCGTCCTAATTTTGAAACTATTTGTAGGTTTGCAAAAATATTGAAAGTACCAGAAAATTATTTTTACACTTTAAATGATGAATTCGCAGAAGAGTTAATTCTTATTTATAATGAAAAATATAATTTACTATAAATTTCGTTTTAAAAAAGTGCTATACACGTTTTTTTACTTTATGATATAAAATAAATGAATTACTAAAATAAAATACTATTTTTAAAGAAATTGCTATTTGTTTAATAATTGGGAGGTGAGATAGAATAGATAAAATAAATATTATATTAATTTTGAAGAGTAATTAGTTTTGAATTATGGTTCCTATTAGATTGAGATATGCCCGTAAAAGGGCAAAGTTGACTCAGGCAAGATTAGGTGCTTTAGTTGGAATGGAAATAGCTAGTTCTCGTTCTAGAATTTCGCAATACGAGTCTGGACTACATAAACCAAGCTTTGATATGGTATGTAAGTTAGCCAAAGTACTTAATTTGCCTGAATGTTATTTTTATACTATTAATGATGATCTGGCAGAAGATATCATTGAAATATACTATAATAAATATTGTTAATGATGGATTTATTCTTTATTCCTATCATTAAATTTTTGTTCTCTTGTTTTACGGATGATTTGATTTCCGTTTTCATCAAAATATCTTTCAGGCCATATTGTTGAAGGTGGTAAATTAAGTTTTTGAGCGATAATTTGTTCACCTTTTGGCCATGGTCGGGACAACGCATTAGCTAGAGTAGAGGAACTTAAACCGGCACCTCTGGAAATCTCTGCTAACGTTGTCCCTTTTTTCTTTAATGATGCGATAATATCTGCCGCATGCCAATTTTTATTAATCATAATATTCCCATATGAGTTTGATGAAATAATAGTTTATAAATAATTTGTTAATACATCGGTTAACATTTTTTATTTTAAATAATTATTGGATTTTTTCAATTGAAGTGATTCCTATTTTTAAATGTAGTAGATTAGTATTTCTATTTATAAAAATATATTAAATATATAAATTAATATTTTTGTTTTTACAATTATCAATAAGGTTATTTGTTTAAAAATAATCTGATAAAAGAACTTGATGTTTATAGGATGAAGAGTTACACCTTTAGATATATTATTTATTTTAAATAAAGGTGTGAAATATCATGATAAAACAGACTGATATGACTATTAAAGCATGTGATATATTAGAAATGATATCACAAACTACTGGAAAGAATATAATAGAGATCGTAAGTGAATCGAAACTCAGTTATGAAAGTTGCGAGTTTTTACTCACTCAATTAGAAATGGCGGAATTAATTTTAAAACAAGATGATTTTTATAAGCGAACAAGTAAAAGAATTGATTAAATACTTTATATTATAATAAAAGGTATCAGTTCATATTTTTCTTGCATAAAAGATGAATTTACACTTAATAAGTCGTAGATAAAGATAAGACTGAATAATTACTTTATAAATAAAAAGTTAAGATAAAGCTTTTCGATTAATTGACGATATACATAATTACTTATCTTAAATGAGAGATTAAATTTGTGAAAAAAATCTTATTATTATCACTACTGTTTAGTTCTTCTGTTTTTGCACAAAATGTCGATGTAGGGCAAGTATGTAAAGCGTCTGCGGCAACCATGTTTGGTCGAGATCATAAGATTATGCAATTAGATACTATTGAAAGCGGTATTGCTTATGTTCATTACATTCGTTCAGTAGATAACAGTCGCTGGGCTATTAAATGCAAGCTAAACGGTGAAAAGGTAATTTGGGCATCAAATAATGCTGATAGTATTGGTCGATGGAGGGATGATCCTCTAGATAGCATTGTGAAATATTCTGTAAATGGTGGGGATATCACGATTTCTGAAATTTATAGTGATGGTTCTAAAACGGAAAAAACATATCCAATAAAAGAGCTATAAATTACCACCTGTTTTTGCACTTTTTTATATTAAATATAAATACAAGTCAGAAATTTGATAATTTCTGGCTTTTTTGTTGCCTCAATAAAGGATATAGATGCAATTATATAATAATGACGCATTAATTGTGCTGAAAGCGTTGCCAGAGAATTGTATTGATTTGATAGTGACAGATCCTCCTTATTTTCGGGTTAAATCTTGTGCATGGGATAATCAGTGGGCAAATGAAGCTGAATACTTAGCATGGCTAGATGACGTATTAACTGAGTTTTGGCGAGTATTGAAACCGAATGGAAGCTTGTATTTGTTTTGTGGCTCTAAGCTTGCCTCTGATACTGAATTATTAGTAAAAGGGCGATTTAATATGTTAAGTCATATTATTTGGGCTAAACCTTCAGGCCCTTGGCGACGCCAGAATAAAGAAAGCCTGCGTGCATTTTTTCCTTCGACAGAACGAATATTGTTTGCGGAACATTATCAAAGACCAGTACAAGCAAAAGGGGCTGAGTTTGTTATAAAGTGTCGTGAACTCAAGCAACAAGTATTTAAACCGCTAATGGATTATTTTATCGATGCACGATCAGCATTACAGGTTGGTGTTAAACAAATAAATAAAGTTACAGGGAAGAAAATGGCTAATCACTGGTTTGGTCGCAGTCAGTGGCAATTACCATTAAGGGATGACTATCAAAAATTACAAATGTTATTTTCACAACGAGCTACGCATATTGATCAGTTATCACCGTTATTACGTACCTATGATGATTTGCTGTCAGAACATAAAGTTTCTCAGATACGTTATCAAGTATTGGTTGAAGAATACGGATTATCGAAGCGTCCTTTTTTTGTTACAGCTGATGTTCCTTACACTGATGTGTGGACATATTCTCCAGTGCAATATTATTCCGGCAAGCATCCTTGTGAAAAGCCATCAGCTATGATGGAACATATCATTCGTTCTAGTAGCCGTGAAGGTGATTTAGTGGCTGATTTCTTTATGGGCTCAGGGGCAACAATAAAGGCGGGATTAAAGTTAAATAGAAACGTGTTGGGAGTGGAGTTAGAGAAGGAGAGATTTGAGGTGACAAAAGAGGAGATAAAAGTATTAAATTACAAGTGACTCTTTATAGTTTTAATAAATAATTATTGTCTGAGAATTGTCATTTCATTATATAGGTCATTATTGTAATTCTTTTTACTCTAAAGAATAAAATTAGTGATATTTTATTATTAATACAATCATAGATAGTAATAACTAAACTCATGGCGAAATAAATAAAAACTAAAACTAAGAATGAATAGAATAGATGAGGTGTGGATCCTGATGTGATTATACAAATGAAAACTATAGTAAGTGAAATAAATAATCCTTCAAATAAAATACGATCAAAGATAAATGTGTCAAAAAACCATTTGTTGAAACTATCTTCTTTATTGGTTTGGTTGTTATAAGTTTGATTTATTTTTTTACATCCTTGTCCAATAAGTTTTTAATTATTGTATCTATATCGAATTTTTTCATTGTATTTTATCTCTAATTTTTATTTTTCTAATGATAACATAATTAAATATCAAGCTGAATTATAAGATTTAATTATATTTATGAAATGATACTTTTTAATAAAAAGGATCTTAAGTGCAATTAAAACGGAAAGCCATTGTATTAAGTAGCACCAGTGCCGTTACTATAGCCTTAACTCTTATTAGTTATTTAGAAGGAATAAAATACAAATCCTATTATGATGTTGCGGGTGTTCTGACGGTTTGTTACGGCTATACTGGCAATGACATCATTCAGAATAGAATATACACACAGCAAGAATGTGATGCTTTATTACAAAAAGATTTTATTAAAATACAACAACAAGTCGATGCTTTAGTTAAAGTATCTCTCGATAATCACACTAAAGCCTCTTTATATTCTTTTGCTTTTAATGTTGGAATAACAGCATTTTCACGTTCTACTTTACTCAAAAAATTAAATGTGGGTGATCAACATGGTGCTTGTGAAGAAATGAAACGCTGGATTTATGCTGGTGGAAAAGTATGGAAAGGCTTAATTAATCGCCGTGAAATGGAATCTGCTTTATGCCATGGAAATCTTTAATTATTGTTTTTTGTTTTATTATTACTCTTTTTCTTATTGTTATCTTTAGTTTTTATCTTTCCATTGATCCTTCTTGTTCCAATGATAAAGCGAGTTTAGTTAAACGTTGTCAACGTGCTATTTCTCATTATAGGTATTAATCAATAATGAATTGGAAGTTTTATATCGCGACTATGGCAATAGTTATTATTGCTGGTGGTTATATGGTGGTAAATGAGCAATCAAAAAAACTGAATAGATTAAACGATGCTAATAAGGAGCTAGCCAGTCGTTTAAAAGAGCTAGTGAATATAAATCACGATTATCAAAACCGGGTAACTCTATTAAATCAACTCGATATTAAACACACTCAGGAATTAGTTAATGCGAAAAAGGAAATTGATGGGTTGCGTATTTTGGCTGAGCGTAATCCTAAGCGGGTGTATATCAGAGCAGAGTGCTCCTCCCGTATCACCACAAATTCCACCTCCAGCATGGATGATGCAACCCCCGCCAGACTTACTGACACCGCTATCCGAAATTATTGGCTACTTAGAGAGCGAATTGCCGAGTCGGAAAGAATGATTAAGGGGTTACAGGAATATATAAGATATGAGTGTTCACAATAATTAAAAATATTCAAATAAATTACAAAAATAAGTTGAATAATAAAGGAAGCTATGAGTAATGTTAAATAGAAATAAATACTTTCACAATGCGTGGTCAAAATCAGGTAATTATGCATTACTGAGTGTTAGTATCATCGAATATTAATATATTAATCAGGCATGAGGTTATATATGGGAACTTATGGTAAAGCAGCAGTACAGACTGTATTGAATTATGATGATAAAATAGATTTGCGTGAGCAATGGACGAATGCGATATCAAAAGAAACAACTAGTAAATCATCAATTAATAAAGGATGCCCTAAAGGTGCCTTTCTTGGTTTATGTGAGCTTGGTTTAGTAAAGAACATCCCATCGAATAATTATAAAGCGGGTATAGCTAATAAACACCATGCGAAAGAACTTTTAGCATTAGCAATAGAGAACCCAAACATAACAGCCATCGAATGTTTTCGGCTATATCAAAAAAACAATGATGATTTACCTAAAAATCATAATGGGCAAGCCGATGTAGTTATTAGCCTTTTAGAAGCAAACCTTATTAAATAATAAACTAGATTGAAGAACAGTTAATTAAAAAGGTACTCTCAATAGCCTCCCTTCCCACGGGGCGGAGGCTTCGCGGAAAACGCCAAATTTTTGCATTTTATTTTAGCATCATCACTATTGAATTAACTTATTGATTCTTAATTATATAAATAATAAACGCTGATGATTGTGACCGTTTTTTGTTCATCAACATATTTTACGCTTCATTATTTTCTACAGGAATTTTTCTTAATATTCATAAGAATGTGATGTAGTAACTTGTATTAATTACATTCTGCACGTATATCATAATTTATTATTGAAAGTGGAATATCCCATAATGAAGTTTGATAAAAAATTATTGTTAGGTGTGTTTGGTGCAAGTGAACGAGGTAAAACTCAAACACTGAGCAAATTGATTGATAAGTTTGAATCAGATAAAAGCTATTCTATTCCTTTTGAATTAAAAATAAGGGAATTATCTTCAAGTGATGAGATCGCTATTTTTGAGAAAAATGGTATTAAAATAGGAATTTCTACAGAAGGTGATTATAAAGAAATAGTAGATAAAACAGTTGGGAAATTAATTAGTCATGGATGTGATCTGATTGTTACGGCAACAAGAACTAAAGGTGAAACTACGAACTTAATTAATCAATTAGCAGATAAATATTGCTATGAAATGCAATGGTTCGAAAAAAATACAAATATAAATGAGTGGTGTAATAAATGGCCTCATAAAGGTGAAGATTTTGACAAAAGAAAAGCCGAATATTTTAATAAATTAAACGAAACAGATGCTCAATTTCTTTTTGACTATATTGATTCCCTAACACAATAAAGTTAAATACCACTGCGAACACCCGCTCAACGCGGGTTTTTTATTCACTATTTACATACAATGATGGATCAAAAACTCAAACAGCTAACACTCAATATTAGCCAGATAGCTGCATTATCAGGAATACATCGACAGACCGTTTCATCACGCCTTAAAAATCTCACACCTCTTAATACCAATAACTCAAACCTCAAACTTTATGCACTTAGCGATATTTTAGCCGAAACAATGAAAGCTCCTGCATCGATTGATAGTCAAGACATGCAACCTCAAGATCGAAAAGCGTGGTATCAGTCTGAGCGGGAGCGTTTGAAGTTTGAGCAAGAAGTGGGGGAGTTATTGCCGGCTTCAGATGTTGCACGAGAATATTCAGCACTGGCTAAAGTGATGGTGCAAGTATTGGAAACGTTACCAGATATATTAGAGCGCGATTGTGCATTAACGCCTTCAGCGGTTTTTCAAATACAAACAGTGATTGATGACCTACGTGATCAAATTGCGATAAAAGTGCTAGCAGACGATGAGCTTAAGGAGGATTAAAAGGAGGGGAAATGGTTAAACCAATATCTGCCTCTTTGTTACGTAAGAATGTGGCTCAACTCATTAAAGCACCGAGGCGAATGCCGGTTGCGGATGCTGTGGCAAAATATATGCGCGTCCCTGTGGGAGCGGGTAACTCGGTTCCTTGGGATCCGGCGGTATCCCCTTACATTGTTGAACCTATGAATTGTTTATCGTCACGGCTCTATGATGCAGTGATATTTGTCGGGCCTGCGAGAACAGGAAAGACGGTCGGGTTAATTGATGGCTGGGTGATTTACAATATTGTGTGCGACCCTTCTGATATGTTGCTGGTGCAAATGACGCAAGACAAAGCACAAGAGCACAGTAAAAAACGGCTTTCTCGTACCTTTCGTTGTAGTCCTGAAGTCAGCAAACAACTCAGTCCTCGTCGTAATGACAATAACGTATTTGATAAATACTTTTTATCCGGCAGTTTTCTAAAAATGGGGTGGCCATCGATTAACGTGATGTCCTCATCTGACTTTAAATGTGTGGCTCTTACCGACTATGACCGTTTTCCCGAAGATATCGACGGTGAAGGAGATGGCTTTTCTTTAGCATCAAAACGGACAACCACTTTTATGTCGGCTGGCATGACGCTGGTGGAAAGCTCTCCGGGGCGAGATATTACCGATACTAAATGGCGTCGCTTATCGCCTCACGAAGCCCCGCCCACAACGGGTATTCTATCGCTTTATAATCGGGGTGATCGTCGTCGCTGGTACTGGCAATGTCCTCACTGCCACGAATATTTTCAGCCTATTTATGATGCGGTAAAGGGGTATCGTGACAATCCAGATCCCGTAGAAGCCAGCGAATCGGCGTATGTGGAATGTCAGCACTGTTTAGGTCGCATCGAGCCCCATCAAAAAAGGGAACTCAATAATAAAGGGGTGTGGTTGATTGAAGGGCAGTCCATTGATAAGCAAGGGAAAGTATCAGGAACAGGGCGTCGTTCTCGTATTGCCTCTTTTTGGATGGAAGGGCCTGCGGCTGCTTATCAAACGCTGTCTCAGTTAGTTTATAAATTACTGACTGCAGAACAGGAATATGAATTAACAGGTAGTGAAGAAACCTTAAAAGCGGTCACGAATACAGACTGGGGTTTACCTTATTTACCGCGCACAGCACAAGAGCAACGTCGGAGCGATGAATTAATCAATCGTGTTGAAGATTTAGGTGAATTGATTGTTCCTGATGGTGTGCGGTTCTTGGTTGCCACGGTTGACGTACAGGGCGGGAAAAAACGACGCTTTGTGGTGCAAGTGGTCGGTTACGGTGAAAAAGGTGAACGTTGGGTGATTGACCGCTTTGAAATCACCCAATCTCTACGTTATGACAACAACGGTGAATGCCGTCGAATCGATCCGGGTTCGTATCCCGAAGATTGGCAAGTATTAATCACCGATGTATTAGAGAAAACCTATCCATTGCAACATTATCCTCACCATGAAATGGAAATCATGATGTTAGGCGTAGACTCTGGTGGTGAAGAGGGTGTTACCGATAATGCCTATAAATTTTGGCGTCGCTGTCGAAAAGAGGGATTACACCGTAAAGTCTATCTCTTTAAGGGCGATGGGCATAAACGCAGTAAGTTAATTACCAAATCCTTTCCCGATAACACCAGTCGTTCTGAACGGCGCGCCCAAGCGAAAGGGGATGTGCCTCTTTATTTATTGCAAACGGGTCAACTCAAAGACCGGATCAGTTCTGCGTTATCGCGCGATACTGTAGGGCCTAATTATATTCATTTCCCTGATTGGCTGGATGAATCGTTCTATGACGAGTTGACGTATGAAGAGCGTGATGAAAAAGGGCATTGGGAAAAGCCGGGGCGAGGCGCTAATGAGGCATTTGACCTGATGGTTTACGCTCATGCCTTGGTGATATTAAAAGGGTACGAGAATATTAATTGGGAAAACCCGCCTAAATGGGCGAGATTGCCTGATGTAATGCTTTCCTCACCCCCGCCAATTGCCGATATCGCCACAGAGCCTGAAATAAAACCCTCACCCGAAACCCAAAAACAGGAAACGCCTGCCGTATCAGCATGGGCACCGGTATCAAACAGCGGAGGCTGGATATGACGAAAGAAGAAATTGAACACATGATTGAGCAATACCGTTTAGCGGAAGAGGCGGTATTAAAAGGAAAATCCATCACCTTTAATGGACAAGCCATGACAATGGAAAACCTCAACGAGATCATAAAAGGTCGTGAGCGTTGGGAAGCCCGCTTATCGGCATTGATATCACGAAAACGAGGTAATCCAATGTATAAATTAGCGAGGTTTAGATGACATTATTAGACAGCGCCATTGGTTATTTCGCCCCAAACTGGCAAGCCTCGCGCCTCCGTTCTCGCTTACAAATTAAAGCCTATGAAGCCGTTTTACCCACTCGTACTCATCCCGCTAAACGTGAAAATCGTAATGGCAACCAACTGACTCAGTTTGGTGGCACATCATTACGGGAGCAAGCGCGGTGGCTAGATAACAATCATGATATCTCTATTGGTATTCTCGACAAGATGGAAGAGCGCATTGTCGGGGCAAAGGGCATTATTGTCGAACCACAACCTCTCGATGGTGCAGGGCAAATCCATGAAGAGTTAGCCTCGCAAATTCGTCAAGCCTGGGCGGAATGGTCAGTGTTACCCGAAGTAACAGGGCAATTTAGTCGCCCTGTATTAGAACGTTTACTGGTCAGAACGTGGCTACGTGATGGTGAGGTCTTTGCTCAGCTCGTCAAAGGTAAAGCCAAGGGGTTAGATCCTCAAACCAATATCTATTTTTGGCTCGAAGCCTTAGAGCCTGACTTTGTGCCGATCCACATGAATATGCCAGAAAGTAAGATTATCCAAGGCATTAAATTTAATGAGTGGGGGCGACCCACAGGGTATCAGGTGTATAAAAACCTTCCCCAATTTAGGGGATATCAAAACCATTGATGCCGAAAACATGTTGCACCTGAAGTTCACTCGCCGGCTTCACCAAGCGCGGGGTGTCAGTTTATTTTCGGGGATCTTGATGCGCTTAAGTGCGTTAAAAGATTATGAAGATGCGGAATTAACCTCCGCACGTATTGCAGCTTCATTGGAGATGTACATCAAAAAAGGGGATGCCGGCTCTTTCCCTGAAGGTGACTATGACGAAGATGAGCAACGTAATATTGATATTCAGCCGGGTATGATTTACGACGGTTTAAAGCCGGGTGAAGAAGTGGGCATGATCAAATCAGACCGCCCCAACCCTAATCTACAAACCTTTCGCAATGGGCAATTACGTGCGGTTTCTGCAGGCAGTCGGGGCAGTTATTCCAGTATTGCCCGTGACTATAACGGCACATATAGCGCTCAACGACAAGAGCTGGTGGAGTCGTTTGAAGGTTATAACATTTTTCAAGATACCTTTGTGGCAGGCATTAGCCGTCCGATGTATCGCAATTGGTTAAAAATGGCGATAGCCAGTGGTGTGATAGTGGTTCCTCCAGATGTTGATGCTAAATCCCTGTTTAATGCAGTTTACAGTGGCCCTGTAATGCCATGGATTGATCCGAAAAAAGAGTCTGAGGCATGGAAAACCTTGTTACGCGGTGGTGCGTCAACAGAAAGTGACTGGATACGCGCAAAAGGGGGCAATCCTGCGGATGTAAAACGTCGTCGTAAAACCGAAATTGACGAAAATAAACGATTAGGACTGGTATTTGATACTGATCCTGCTAATGACAAAGGGGCACAAGATGCTAAACAACAAGAACCTGATAACGATGCCTAAAATGTCGGGGCCAGTAACTCAAAAAAACTGGTTTCGCATGCAAGCTAAAGAAGACCAAACTGCAGATATCTATATTTATGATGATATCGGTGGGTGGGGAATTAGCGCAAGACGCTTTACGGAAGATTTACTCTCGCTGGGTAATCTCAGTCATATCAATCTGCATATTCACTCTCCCGGTGGTGAGGTGTTTGATGGTATCGCCATGTACTCAGAAAACATCACAATACATATCAACAAATTAGCCAACAACGTAAAGACTTACAAAAACAACAAGCGCAATTTACCCTTTTAGAACAAGCCTCTCAGTCTCGGCAATTAACGGTAACTGAAAAATCGTTATTAGCTCACAAAGATAATATCCTCTCACAAAAAGAAAAATTAGCTTTAATTGGCGATGAAATCGTATTACAGCAACGCTTAAACAAGATGCAAGTGCAAGCTGAAAAATCTCTCACGCAACAAATTAAAAAACGTCAAGCAATAGAGGCAAATGCAGGACTTTCTCGCCAAGAAATTCAACAAAATAATCAGCGAGAACAATTATTAACAGACAATAAAGATAATCCTCAATTATCCATGATGATCGCAGAGCAACAAAAAACATTTGAAGCGGAGGACAATCAACGAAACAACTGGTTAGCAGGGGCAAAAAGTGCGTGGGCTGATTATCGTGAGACAGCCTTAGATGTTAACACGCAAGTAAAAAATGCCACATCAATGGCATTAGACGGATTTAGTAGCCAGTTAACTGATGTATTAGTAGAAAGAGAAGCCGATTTTAAAGCATTCACTAAATCGATATTTAAAATGATCACGAATATCTTAGTTAAAATGGCTTTAATCAAAGGTCTAGAAGCCTTTGGCTTTGGTGGTTTTAGTGCGCCAGTCGCTAATGCGAAAGGAGGTGTTTATTCCTCATCAAGTCTTAGTCGTTATAGTGGGCACATCGTCAATCGCCCTACATTATTTGCCTTTGCTAAAGGCGCAGGAGTGATGGGGGAAGCTGGGCCTGAAGGTATTTTTCCTCTTCGCCGAGGGATTGATGGCAAATTAGGTGTTGTTGCTAAAATACCGAATCAAGGTGCAGGATTCACTCAAATCAATAATGTCACTATTCAAAATGAAAGCAGTCATGGGCAAATTAGCCCTCATGTGCTGAAAAAAATCTATGAGATAAGCAAGCGGGGAGCACAAGATTATATTTTAAGTCAGCGCCGTGATGGTGGTGGAATGTAGGAGATATATGGACATTTTTAAATGGAAAGTGAAGCCTGATATGATCAAAGTATCTGAACCCAGAGTGAAATCGGTAAAACTGGGGGAGGGTTATGAACAACGACGACCTGACGGGCTAAATTCTAATACAATAAAATATCATGTTACATTTCTATCGACACACGCTGGATCACAAGAAATCGACCGTTTTTTAGCAAAACATCAAGGTGTTAAAGCTTTTCTTTGGCAACCTCCATACCAAGCTGACTATATTAAGGTGATTTGCCGTAAATGGTCAGAACAAATCAAACTAATGCGCAGTGAAATTGAAGCTGAATTTGAACAAGTGGTAAATTAATAAAATTAATTATTACTGTGTAATCAGTCTGAAAATAAAGAATAGAAGAGGAAAATGATTTTTTTATTAACTATAAATTATTAAAGTACCATCAATTAAAAATTAGCGAGGAGAATGCATATTAAATTTAAATTAATAGGGGAGGAGTATTCTCCAAGTATATATGGTGGATATCTTATTATTTATAACAATAATGTAGAAGTGTCAATTGTTTGTATACCTTCTCTGACTATATCTAATGATGGTAATCTTTTTTATTCCATAATAAAAGATAGTTGTATTTATGATGAGTTTGGAAATGAATACGATATCGATATTATTTTATCAGTTAATAAAGTTATTTGGCGGTTAGTCATAGAAACTACAGATAATAGTTTAAGAGATAAGATAAAAATAGAGTATCAACCAACATGTTTTTAATCATTATTTAAATAACAGGAATGGTAAACTTTGAATTATTCAAGTGAGAAATATACCCAAATGGGCTATATGGGTATTATATTATTTATTGTTATATTATTTGGAATATTTGCATGCGTGATTTTCTTACGAAAGAAAAGAAGTGTATGGGTAATGAGACTTGCCAGTATGACTCACTCTGCTTATGGGCATTTATTACTAGCAGCTATTGGAATATTCTGGGCATCTAGCGTATCCGTTTTGGGTACACAATTACAAAAACAGTGGTTTGATGGTGAAGTGTGGGGATTTGAAAGTCTCTTTTTTGCCATTCCCGTGACTTGTGCTTTGGTATTGAGCGTATTGCATTATATTTATAGTCAGCATAAAGAACAAACAAACCAAACTCGTGCTTCGTATAATGCTGTTAATGAAAATGGAACACAGTGTATTAATATGCTAAGTGTTATTAATTCCTGTGTACAGGATTTAAGAAAAATAATGCAAGCAGAAACGCATCAAGTGGGTTCTATTTTAGGAAATGAAGATCTGGTTAATAGTTATAATGACACTTTAGACAGTGCTATAGATACCGTGCAGGAATCAATATTAAAAGTGACTCATCGTTTTTTAGAAGGAAATGATGATGTTACGATAAAAAGTAATCTTTTTTCTTTAGTTCCAACATCATCATTATTAAATACATTTCAAAGTGAGGATGTTTATAAACAAGAAAATCATTCTATTTTTAGTAAGAATGCCGTTGTATTTTCACCTTTTTTTTTGTTTTCATCGAATCTTCAATCTCGCTTAGAACATTGCGATCATGTTTTAATATGTGAACAACAATTTACCTGTGAACTTAATAAAAAATATCAATTTTCAAACTGTTATAAAAATGGAAAGAACAGTAATTCATATCCAATTTGCATGCCATTCTCTACCATTGAAGAGGTTGGAAAGATAAAGCATCCCAATTTATTTGGTGCACCGGAAGCCGTGATTACTGCACGTGAAGTTTATATAAAGAGCATACAAGAGTGCGTTGATACTTACCTTAATCAATTAAAAAAATCTCCCACATATCGAGAGCATCTTACAGGAGTATATGAACAAGATATTCGTAAGTATTATGAAAAAGATAAAGATAGAACTAAATCAATACTGTCAGTACCAATTGGTAAATTAGATATTGATTGTAATACATTAGAAATACCTATTGTATTTGAAGAGATAGCTGGAGTTATAAATATTTATGTCGATAGAGTTAATTTCTTAGAAAATGAAATTAAGTCAGAAGTATATTATTCAACAATAAAACCATTGTGCCACAATCTATCAGTATTAATGTCATTGAAAATACTGTACTCTAAATTACTAAATAGCTACAATTTGAATGATAATGAAAAAGAAGATAACTATCTAACAGATCTAAAATCCGAGGTGTAAGATGAACAGAACCGAATTATGGGCATATACAGGACTTTCCTATAAAAAACTCCTCAACTCAGATACATTATATGCTGAAGTCGCTATAGATTTAAATGGTAGATGGTTGAAAAGTAAAGACTCAGGAAAACTTATATATTTAAAAAATGAAGATAAAAAAGAAAGTGAAAATATTATACAAGCAAGAAAATTCAGTGTATTACAATCAGTCGATAGACGAAGAATAAAATAATTACAATCCTAATTATTCAATTAAAATATAATCAAAATATTAATACTTTAATCTAAATTCATTTATTTTCTTATATGAAAGATATTAATTCATAATTTATTTAAATATGAATATTATCTTCATCATACCTAAACTATTATTCATAATATAAAAAATATTGTAACCTTGACCCGCTTCGGCGGGTTTTTTATTGGAGCTAATATGCAACATATTCCTCCTGAAATGCGAATTAGTGTTACCGAACTCTCTTCCAGTGATGCTCTGCTTGAACTTTACGAGTTTGATTTAACTAAAATAGGCGGTATTCGGTACCGCTTTTTTGACGGGCTAAACCAACGTAAAGAACCGCTAATCTGGCAAGGAAATATCTATGAGCCTTACCCTGTAAAAGGTGACGGATTTTCATTTAATGGTAAAGGGCCATCAGGGCGACCCACTATTACATTGTCGAATTTATTCGGGCTTATTACCGGTATTGCGAGTCAGTTAGATAGTGCAATTGGTGGGCTGGTGGTACGTCGCATTGTCAGCACCCAATTTTTAGATGCGGTAAATTTTCCCCAAGGTAATCCTAATGCCGATCCGTCACAAGAGATTGTGACACGCTGGATCATTGAGCAGATGACCAGTTTAAATTCAGTGACTGCCACCTTTATGTTAGCCACACCCAGTGAAACCGACGGATTGATGCTTCCTGGTCGCGTGATTTTGTCGGATATCTGTCCTTGGGGATATCGCTCAGAAGAGTGCGGATATAAAGGTGCTCCTGTTGCAGATGAGTGGGGAAAGCCAACCTCCGATCCGTTAAAAGATAAATGCGGTAAACGTCTGAGTGACTGTAAGTTAAGAAAAAACGAGTCACGTATAGGCGCGTTTGTTTCTACTTCCCGTATTGGTAATAGTTAATTCCCTCCTAAGGTGTTTCTTATGATTGAACAAGCAATATTGGCGCAGGCAAAAGAGCAAGCGCCCTTGGAGGCGTGTGGCTTATTGATAAGTACTGCTCATGGCGAACAGTATTTACCTTGTGTTAACCAGCATACCGATCCGAAAAACCACTTCACGATTTCTTTTGATGATTTTATTCGCGCCGAACAGCAGGGCGAAGTGATCGCGGTTGTACACAGTCATCCTGAAGGCCAACAGTACCTCAGCACATTAGATAGACAACTGCAGGTGAACAGCGCATTGCCGTGGTGGGTGGTTTATGATGAAAAAATTCACTGCTATCAACCTGTTCCTCATCTATTGGGTCGCCAATTTGTTCATGGCTCAACAGATTGTTATGGGTTGTTTCGAGACGCTTATCATTTGGCAGGACATGATCTGCCTGATTTTGAGCGACATGATAATTGGTGGCGACAAAGTAAAGAGTTGTACCTCGACAATATGGTGAGCAGTGGTTTTCGACAGATAAAAAAAGAGGCACAACCCGGCGATATTATTTTGTGTTGCTATGCCAGCTCTCGCGCCAACCATGCGGGGATTTATTTAGGCAACCAAACGATTTTGCATCACATTCCAAACCAACTCAGTAAACGCGAGGAGTATAACGAACGATGGCAACGAATGACGCACTCGATCTGGCGTTACCGCGATTGGCAACCTTCCGACTTTACGGGAATTTGCAACGATTTGGACGTCGCTTTGATTTAAATGTGAATACCGCCTCTGAAGGGCTTCACGCGCTTTTTATTCAAATCCCAGCATTACGCCTTGCCATTCGTGAGGGTTGGTATCAAGTGCGTATTGCCGGTACCGATATTTCCCCGCAAGAAGTTCACCAAAAATTCAATGAAACCTTACCTGATAACGCGATCGTCCATATTGTGCCGAAATTATCAGGGGCTAAAAACGTCGGCGTTTTTCAGTTTGTTGCGGGTGCTGCTTTATTTTCATTGGGATGGTGGGGGCCTGCGTGGATCTCCGCAACAGTGGCGACTTCTTTGATGGCGGGTGGTGCTGCCATGATGATTGGTGGTGTCGCTCAAATGCTGATCCCCGCACCTAAACCCCCTAATTTATCTCGTGATGATGAAGAAAAAGGCAATACCTATTTTAGTAATCTTGATAACGCGGTTGCTCAAGGGATGCCGGTGCCCATTGCGTATGGCGAAATTATGTGTGGTTCACGCGTCATTTCACAATCCGTTGAAATTATGGATGACAGTGATGGCGAAGATATCGATGCCGGCAAACACGGTGGTTAAGAGGAGCTTGTATTATGGGTAAAGGTGGTGGCGGTCAAAGAACACCGTATGAGGCACCAAATGATTTAACATCACGACAAAAAGCCTCATTAATTGATTTAATCAGTGAGGGACCGATTGAAGGCCCTATTCATATTCAAGGCTCGATGGATGATTTAGGGTGTATTTATTTGGATGATACGCCTGTGATAGACGGCTCTGGCAATAGCACCATTAATGGAATGTATGCACAATGGCGGGCAGGGACATTAGAACAACCGGCAATGAGTGGCTTTACCGCGTCTGCGAATGAAGTGCCGGTGGGTATCGAAGTTAAATATAATTCCCCCGTCACTCGTACTATTACCTCACCCAATATTGACCGTTTACGCCTAACCTTTGGGACACAAGCTCTGGTTGAAACTAAAGATAATGGTGATCGTGTACCCACTTCTGTTCAATTGCAAATCCAAATTCAGCGCAATGGGGCATGGATAACAGAGAAAAATGTCACGATTAATGGCAAACGCTCTAACTCACCTTATTTGATGGCCGTTGTGTTGGATGATTTACCGCCCGTTCCGTTTAGTGTACGCATGATCCGTATCACTCAAGACAGCACTTCTGACAAAATTCAAAATAATACCGTTTGGTCGAGCTATTCTGAGTTAGTGGATATTTCACAAACTTATCCGGGGTCTGCTGTTGCTGGATTAATGTTTGATAGTGAGCAGTTTGGTAATAAATTTCCTCGCCGTAATTATTTAATTAAAGGTCGCATTATTCAGGTGCCGAGTAATTATGATCCAGATAAACGGATTTATACAGGGATTTGGGATGGCACCTTTAAACCGGCATTTACCAATAATCCTGCATGGATATTATGGGATTTATTAACTCACCCGCGTTATGGCATGGGGAAACGCCTTAATATTAGAGAAGTCGATAAATTCGCCCTGTATGCAATCGGTCGTTATTGTGATGAACAGGTTGATGATGGGTTCGGTGGAAAAGAACCCCGTATGACGTGCAATGCCTACATTACGGATATGCGCAAAGCCTATGATGTGATGGGCGATATGTGTGCCATGATGCGCATTATGCCAGTCTGGAACGGGCGAACATTAACCTTTATTCAAGATAGGCCGTCTGATGTGGTGTGGCCATATACCAACGCCAATGTGATTGATGGTAACTTTCAATATAGTTTTAGTGCATTAAAATCGCGTCATACTGCTGTCGAAGTTCGTTTTATTGATCCCGATAATGGCTGGAAAACCAGTGTTGAACTGGTTGAAGATGATGCCAGCATTGCCCGCTTTGGTCGTAATGTGATGCGCGTCGATGCTTTTGGTTGTACTAGCAGAGGGCAAGCCCATCGTCATGGTCTTTGGTTATTAACCACTGAGAAATTAGAGACACAGACGGTTGAGTTTACTGTTGGCAGTGAAGGCTTGCGTCATATGCCGGGTGATATTATCGAAATTGCCGATAACTATTACGCGGATAATCAAATTGGTGGGCGTCTGACACACATTGATTATGCCTCTCAAACATTAACCTTAGATCGCAATATCGACACACCCAAAAGCGGTAAATCCAGCGTTACGCTCATCAATGCACAAGGTGATCCGCAATCTTATGAAGTGCTGAATTATCCCGCATCCAATCAAATAAATCTGGATACCTTACCGTTAGGGTTACGCGAGGGCGGAATTTGGACGTTGACACTCCCGTCTTTACGTCGCCGATTATTTCGCGCTATCAGCTTGGCTGATAACGGAGATGGTAGTTTTACGGTTATCGCAGTACAACACACACCCGAAAAAGAGGCGATTGTTGATAAGGGTGCTAAATTTGAGCCAAAGCCCGATACGCCACTGGGTGGATTTATTCCACCAGTTGAAAACCTTTCTGTGGATATCGAATCGGATACGAGTGCGTGGCAAGTAGAAGCCAGCTGGAACACGCCTTATTCCAGTCGAGGGGTCGACTTTTTATTAAAACTCACTACGGGTGATCGCATTGTCGGTACTGCCTCAACCACGGATACAATGCATCGTTTTGGTGGTTTGCCTCAGGGCAATTATGTTTTATCCGTCGTGCCTCAAAATGATCGGAAACAAAAAGGCGAGGTGGTCACAACTTCATTCGCGATTAACCCGCCATTGCCACCGAGTTACATTGAAGTGGAATCAGGTTATTTTAGCTTGGGTATTATTCCGCGTTCTGGTGGTCAAAATAGCTTACGAGCACAGTATGAGTTTTGGGTTTCAGAAAAACAGATCACCGATATTCGCGAAGTGGAAAGTCGCACTGAATATTTAGGTGTCAGTACGATGTGGGTTATTCAAGGTAGAAACCTAAAAGCAGGGCATACCTATTATATTTATGTTCGCAGTATAAACGCTGTTGGGCGTTCAGAATTTGTGGAAGGAATAGGGCAACCAGAAAGCTACACCAGAGAGATATTAGATAACTTAGATAAAGAATTACAAGAAACCCAAGCATGGAAAACACTGAGTGAAACTGTCGATTGGAATGAAACCACCGTTAAAAGACTGCGTTACAATGAATACCGCTTATCTCGAAAGTTTGAAAAATACAGTGAACAGATTGAAACAGATATTAAAGATATCCGAACTCAAATAGAAAATACGGAAGCGGATATTATTACCCAAAAAGAAGCCATTTCCTCAATAACACAAGCCCAATCAACTTATCAACAACAGGTTCAAGCCAAGTTTAATCAGCAGTCAGGTATTGTTAGCCGAAAGATGAATGCGCAATTTACACAATCAGGCGGATATGCGAGGCATTCAATGAACATTACCATTATCCAAGATAATATTAAATATAATGCCGGTGGCCTTGTGGTGAGCGCTGAAATTAAAAATAAAAAGATCACCTCCTATATTGGATTTAATGCCAATAACTTTGCCTTTTATAATCCTAAAAATAATCGAATGGAACTGTTTATGTCAGCAAAAAATGGACAGTTTTTTATTCGAGATGCATTAATTGATAAAGCCATGATCAGAAAATTAGTCTTATCAGAAGCCATTACTTCCGATAATTATTATCCCGACGAGTCAGGTTTTATTATTGACGTAAAAAATAATAAATTAGAATTTTATGGCGGTAATGGGGGGACTTCCCTCACAGAACAAAATTTATATGTCAAAGATGAGTTTGGAAATAACGTTGTTATTATTGGTGATATCAGCAATGAAGAGTAAATATGGCGTACTGGTTAGGTCTACATTATATGATATGGATTTATTAAACACCTCAGACAGAGTAGGAAGAATAGTCGGGTATCATGATATAAAACCCATCCCACTAAATACTCAAAAAGAGTATATTTTCGATCATCAAGATTTAAATAAATATGGCAAGGTTTTCGCTTGGTTTGGCTCGGCATTTTTAATGGGATTGGCAGGAGATATTAAATTAGAGATAAATAATGGGATCATTAAACTTGAATTAAAAAATATGTATACCAATGGAGTTGATGGTGAATATGAAGATATTATAAAACTCTACTATGGTGTTTATTAATGAAAAGTAAATATGGAATAATCATCCGCGGTGAAAATAGGCAAGTTCAGATCGATAGCCATAACCAAGTGATGTGCTGTCTTGATAAAAGAACCATAAGGATGGCTGGTGGGATAACATCAAATAATGAAGGATATAGCCAAGAGTTTAAAATACCTCCTCATCCCAATACAAAATTATTAGCAATATCACCTAAACATGCATTTATTCGGATCACCTCAAGAATTATAAATAACGAGATGAAAGCGGTTTATATATCACAACCTTGCTATGATTCACCGGGCGTTGTTGATATTTATGAGTTTGGTGAGCAGCCAAATAATATTTTTAATGAAAAATATGGATTGGTTGTAAAAAACAGCAAAACGAAAAAGACCGTTTATAATTCAAACTGGGGAATATTAAAAATAGTTAATTATTTTATTGTTTCACAAAAAGAGAATATGGATTATCCATTACCTAATATAAAGGATTTAGCCTTTGTTTTTGGTGGAGGTATGGCCGGAATTTGTGAAGATGGTTTTGAAGGTGCTTTGATGGAAACTTTTATTCGAAGAGAAGGAAATGTGCTCCAAATTCGATATAAAGAAAGCATTAAATGGGCAACAAACGTTGTAGGAGAAGAGATATCCCGATTTCCCGCAACCTGTTTGGTGGTTGATGTAGGGAATATAAATAGGGGGTTGTAGTTTATAATAAAATAAACCATTATTCTTGTTATATAAAGTGAATGTTGGTCAGCTTATATAAATTTAATATAAATATATTATTTAACTAATAAAAAACACGTATTTTTTATCATTGTTAATTTATTAGATGTCGATTCCAAATAAAAATCTGATATTTTTTGATGAGATTGCAATTTTTTATTTTCTAATTTAGAAAGTAAATAAGCATTAGTTGCTAATTTTGATTTCAAATTTTTTAAAGTATTAGTTATGTCTGACTTGGCTTCAACTATAATAATTGGAATGCAACGTTTTTTAGCTTCATTAAGCTCCCATTGAACCCATTTTGAAATAAATATTGAACTTGATGCTATTAAAATTACACAATTAGATTGTGATAGCATAAATTCGACATGTCGTTGCTTATTTTTTTCGGTATTATGTAATAGATCGATGTAGCAATGACCATAAAGTGAAATAATCTCAGATATACGCTCTAATAATTTTCTATCAATATTGTCGTCTCTAGTTGTATAGCTTACAAAAATATTCATATTACTTACCTATATATACAATATACATAAACAAGCCATCCAATAAATCCTATGAGAGCAAAAAAATAGTATAGAACCATTGAAAGATTAAATACAGCTTTAGACCAAGTTACCTCTAAGTTTTCGGTTAGATAGCCATTAATTGAATTCCTATTAGCCAGTGAAATCAGTTTTTTATTCATAACCATCCTAGTTTTTCTCTGAAAATAATATGCAGAAGAATCAGCGATCCAGAAACCCAAGCATAGAATAAGAGTTATATAAAAATAAGAATGATCAAGTTTACCATCGGTAATTTTGCTAATATCGCTAAAGTTGCGCCGATAAGTCCTACGCATATCTTTTTGAACTCGAAACAACTCTTACTCATTTGAAGGGTTGCTTCATGAAGTTGATTGATAATTTCCCAATCAAGTTCATCCTCACAGGATTTTTTATATTCTTCCATTCTTCTTAACCTTGTTATTAGCTAGGTAGAAATATCATAAACTAAAGAAGTGATATTTTTTGCGTATGATTTTTTCACTAATGAAGTATAATGATAAGTAAGCTCATCAGTCTCATTGATATAAGTGTAAAGTTATCTACATTAACTTTATTGTGAAAAAGTGTCAATGTATTAGTTATAATTAATAGAATGTAAATATGAATAGTTATTTAAAAATTCACGGCAAAATGAGCCATTAAATTATTCGATAAAACCATTTTGTTGAGATTTATCTGTTTGAATATAGTATAACTCAATTCGATTATTTTCACAATAATTCAATAAATTAGCTGAAATAAGTGCAAATTCATTATCTACACGAATTTTTTTGATAATCCTCTATTTGTTTTTAAACACTCAAGCACTCCGATTACTCGTTCTGTGAGTAATGAGATATCAATCCCAGTTGCCAAATATTCAAGCATTTCTTTATCATTAATATTCAATATTCTTAATAAGTTACTGCAATATGGATTATTGTGTATGAAATTTAATACTATTTAAATATTCGGTATTTTCTCGATTATCAGTACTTTTTACACAGAGGAAGTGGACAGAAATACTACTTTAATTCGATGTTTCAGATGACAATGAATTCTTTTATGATTAAAGATATTGCTCTGGAATCTTTATTGATAATAGCATTTCTAAAATCCAGATTATGGTGACTTATCTAAAATAGATTGTATCGTACTTATCGCTATATCTTTTTTTCATACCAATGGTAGTAAACCGTAGCTAGAGGTAATGAAGATACTTACTTTGAGGAGAAAAATCTAATTATAACGACACTAATTCAAAAGAAATGAATAAAAGCCATCTACTATGTAGAGGCTTTTTACTGGAAGTATATTATAAAGTTTTAGTTTAGAGTATATAAATTAAGGTAGAGTAGACACATCAATATTATGTTTAGAAAGAATATTTTTCAGTAAGTTATATAAATTACTTTTTGAAAATCTAGTGTCTGTGCAAGTTAATCGAAGGTCACTTTCTATTTTATTCCTATTAAGATTTTTGTCTTTTGAAAAATCTTGTCTATAACATAGTGATAGTATTTCGCAAAAATCATGACCGTTGCATATGTGATGTTTATCATAGCCAGCGATCTTCAATAATGAGTATTTTTCTAAAATATACATTTTTGAATATATCTCATTATTAAATCTTGGACTTTTTGATATTAAGTCATCGATTAAGAAATCTATGTCCAATGTTAAATTAATACCATCAGCAGAAATATATTTATTGTGAACTAATGATTTAAAGTTTAAATTAAAATTTTCTTTTTCATTGGCTAGTTTTAGCAATCCTATATCATAAGAAATATTAAATATATTTTCCTTTAAACTGTTAGCATCATTGGGAGTCAGTATATCAAATATAGTATATTCCGTATAAATATCATCAAATATATCTAAAGTTAGCAATGTTACCTCTAAGTCATGAAAATCTGTAAATAAAATTATATTTCTATCGTAATTGTCTATCTTACCTGTTATATAATCAAAGTCAGTATCACAGATTCCATAAATATTTTTGTGTTCTAAAGAGCGAATTTTATTAACTGCATTTATAACTTCGGGTTTTCCAGAGTCAGGGGATTCAATTAATATTTGTTCACTATAACATTTAAATATTTTATAAAAGAAACGTCGATCACTATCTCCTTCTACAAGCAAAACTATTTTATTTTCTGTTGAAGCATGGTTAAATATGAGTCTATTTTTATCTACCCATGATAGCTCACTACTTTCTTGTTGTAATGAACGCATGTTAGTTATTTCCTTGCTTACTTAATTCATATAGATCTAAACTTCTATCCCAGTTTCCATTAATAACTGTAGGTGAATGTGTAGCTATAATCGTCTGTGGAATATTATTAACTTTCATAATTCTTTCTAAATTATTTAATACTTCTTTTTGCCAAGCGATATGTAATGATATTTCAGGTTCATCTATCAATAAAATAGAGTTTTTATTTGTCAAGAAAATCAAGTTATAGAGCATAATTATTTGATTTTGTTCTCCTGATGAGAGGCTATTTAATTCTATTGATTTTCCAGTATCATTATCAATTAAGCAAAACCCTACATCTTTATGTACAACAAGTGATTTGAATGCTAATTCTTTACTATTTAAAAAACGAATAAATAGATTTATTTTCTTCGTTAAATCTTTAAATGCAGAATATTTATCTAAACTATCAGATAGATATAATTCTAGAACATGTGCATTATCATATTTTTTTGATAAGTCCATATCTTGCATTTCAAATTTAGTGTTAGTGGATTCATCAAGAAATCCAAATTTTATATAATCATATCTAACTAACTTTAATCCCTTTAGTTTTTCTTCTATCATTATATAACTTGGTCTCGCTTCATAATCAAATAGTCTAATTGGGAAAGTAGCATCTAATTCTTGTGATAATCTGTTATATTCTTCTATTGCAAAATTTATTTTTTCTTTTAAATCTCTAGCCAAAGAAATTAATGTTATTTCGTTTTTTTTATCTATATAGACTTGCATTCTTTGATCTTTTATAAATAATACAGTACAGCCTGATAAATATTTTCCTAATTTTTCAATAACTGCATCTCGTGAAGCAGATATTGCTTTCATTTTACTCCATTTTATTTCCATTTCTGTCACAATAGTGTTGTCTGATAATTTAATATCTGTGAGGTTTTTCTCAAATATTAGTATATCGGTAATATCTCCTTGCGTTATTTTTATTTGTAAATGTTCATCCTTTTTTAGTGTTATATCAATAGAATCAAATATTATTCTAAACTCTTTGAAACGTAATTTTTCAAAGAAAGGCAAATCACGATTAATAAGGCTATTTATAGATTTTAGAATAATGGTTTTTCCATAACCATTAGGACCTGTTAGTATATTTGTATCAAAATTAGAAAAATCCAAGTTGTAATTTAACTTATCAAACAAGTCCAAAAACTGTACACTTTTAATATTCATGTTAAACTCTGTTAAATAAATCTACTAGTATCTTAAAGTTATAATAAATCTAAGAAATTAAATTATTAATTTTAAAATCATATTTCAATTAATTTTTCAATTACTATCCATATCCTTCCTATTTTTAAAAGTAATATATCAATAAAAACCATGTTAATATATAATATATTTGCTTTGTGATGTCACTACATATTTTTTAACATAATTTACTAATGGCTAGTATGCTAAAGCATATTGTTGCTGCCAGCCCTCATACTATAAAGTTTTTTTAATTTCTTATCTATTCTATGAGATTCCCGCAATGCGTGCATAAACTTTATATAGAAGATATAGAAGCTACAGTTTTGATGTCGATCTCACCTATTATGAAAATGCTGGAAAAATATAATCATCGTAAGAGGATAAATAAAACAATTGTAAATGTCTAAGAGAGAGACTCAAAAAATCCATTTTATTTTTTATGCTAAATTAATTATAATAGTAATTTTATTTTAAAGAATTTTATATATTTATGATTGGGATGAAATATTCAAAAGAACAAAAAAGTATTTTAGCATAAAGGAAAATTTTTTTCTGAATATGTAGCTAATTCATCAGATCTTAACATGCTAGACAGTTTTAAGTCAGAGTTGCTTTTTGCATTTATTTTTATTTTGATACAAGAAAAGAAGCCATTAGACATCAAGTTTATGAAGCAAGTAGGTGAAAATCATCCTGATCTAAAGTCAAAGCTAAACGGTAAGGTTACGCATGTGGAAGTTACCAAAATTACTAAATCTGACAATAGGTTTAGTGAAAAATTTTTTAATTCACACTGTCCAGAAGATGTTATTGAGCATGATAAGATTAAGCTATTCGTTACTTCTAATCTTTGATAAAAAATCAGGCCAGTTTAAAAAATGGATCGCTAATGGTGTAATAAAAGATAGTGATTCAAAGATTATTGCAATTGATATTGGGTAACTTTTCCCCGTGAATGTATCTGGTTCTTTGCTTTTTTCGGCTTATTGTTTCGTTAAAGATGAGTTGGAGTTAATTCTTAATAAGAAAAATGGTAAGCCTCAAAAGGGAGGAATTCCAATATCGCGTAACAAGATACAAAAATTAAAGAAAAATAAGAATGGTGAGTGTGAACTGATTGATATTGAGCATGACGACATATCGCATAAACTAATAATGAGTAAAGTTAATGGAATTATTGCTTATCATTCGGGATTGCCAGAGTCAATACACATAATTAGCATAAATAATGATTCTCTTATGGATATGCTATATTTACAGTTGACCTTTATGCAAGATATAGATGTAAAAATTTTAAGGCAAGGGATTATTGTCGAACCAAAAAGTTAGTAACCAGATTAGCTTCAACTAACAACAGAAACATTTTCGGCAAGTGTGGTTTATATTGTTCATTTTATTATTTTTTATTTTGTGTTAACTCAAATTAGAACTGATAGAACGAACCAGTATAATACAACTAAGTATAATAGTCTGGTTAGAGCGAAAAGCAGATATTACTAACAGTATTCTATGTAAATCCGCGGGGCACAGGTTAGACATTTTATTGTATTCTTGGTTTAACATTTGTACTCGTCTAACAAACGTTGTGAGACAAAATACACATTACCTTTAGCTCTTGTACAAGCTACGTATAGCTTATTTAACGTCGATGGTGACAAAGTAGCCAATTGTCCTTTTGTATAGGCAGCGAATGTGGTCGGATTTAGAACTATACAGATGTCAGCGAAATCATCCAAGCCTTTTGTATTTCCCCAATTGTCAGTCCTTCCAACGTACTTGTAGCTTTCTTTAAAAAATAATTTAACGATGGAATCATTGGAGAATAACCTCTTAATATGTTCAGTATTTTCAATTAAGGCAATATTGACCTCATCTTGTCGATGGGAACTTATTATGATGCCAATTTGTTCGGTAACAAATCTGCAAACTGTAGGGCTACATCTATAACTGTGGGAGAGCGTATCTAAGTCGATTGTGTATCCGGCATCTTTGAGCTTAGTAAGGTATGCTTCGTAGTGGTTATGTAGGTTTTTTTGAATATTGCCATCTCGGCTAGTATCAAAAGTATGTTGGAAGAAGTCACCAACGAATAATATCTCAACATCCGTTTTCGACAATTGACAAAGCAAATTGAAATCATTAGCTGCGAAATCTTGAACTTCATCTACGCAGAAGAAATCAAAATACTTTTCAATACGCTTGGAGATGTCAGATACACCATTACAATCCATCATCATCTTCGAAATACGGTTATGGTAAAGTCGGTCTCCTTGACTGACGTAATGTGCATGAGTGTTGCGTTTCGCAAATTTAGGCGGATCACTATAGCTAATCCCCTTTATCTTCATGTCGTTACCAATGATTGGTCGCACGCAAAACGATATTAGGAATGAAAAATAGGTGTAAACACGAATACCTTTAGGAATTACTCCAAATTTGTTTAAAATACGTTTCTTCAGATTAGTAGTATTATTTACAGTGTAAGTAACAATTAGCGCACGACTATTTATGTCTAATTTATCAATTATATGTTGTGTTTTTCCTGCTCCTGCAACTGCTAGTACTACTCGCTTATCCATTCAATGGCCTCTCTAATGTATGTAGGTACAGTGATTTCATTCGCCTTCTCGTCAAGTAATCTAAATGCTACGGTAGTTTTGTTCTTCAACATATACTGTTGCGGTGTTAATTGGATCCCTCTGCCTGAAAATAAGTCGTCACAGATTTCTTTATTATCTTGATACATGCATATTTCAAAAGTTGTTCTTGTATTATCTGTATCAGCGTACACAGTTATACAATCTGCCTGATAATCATGATAATTATCTATACAGTTTTTTTGATAGTCACCGTCATTATCACGGATCACTGCCGTTCTAATATTCAACAATTTAGAAACTTCCATATATCGTTTAAAGCTAATACCACCAACTGAGATTATATGAACTCCATCCTCGCTTGGTTGATGACCTTTAGTTCTCTCGTATAAGCATTCCATCAAAATATATTCCGCATCACCCTCAACAAGAATTACTTTTTCAGAAAGGACATGTTCTAAGATGTTATGGTTAGGGGCTTTCGCAAAAAACTTAGCGGTATCCCTCGTGAGGTCTGTCAAGGTAGCTGGTCTGGTTGTTGCGCTATTCAGTAAGATCGACTTTCTTAAATCTAATCTAGAACTAATTAGACTACTATGAGTTGCAATTATCACCTGATTATCATGAGCCTTCTCTACCTGACTAATTAGCTTATACATGTTGGTGTGGCTAAGGTGATTCTCAGGTTCTTCTAGTAACAAAACATCGATTCTCTTACCTTCATCACGCTCTCTTAATGCAAACGCAGTTTTTATAAAGCACTGCCTTCCTTTACCACGATTTTCAATAGGAATACCTTCCTCTGTTAGAGTTAGATCAGTTTCCAAATTGAACTTTGAGCCAGAGCGGATAGCAAAATCGAACCCTTCTAAATCATCATTAATCACATTTAGTTGAGTATTCCTGAAGGCATTTTTTTGCTGTCTATATTCATTCATTAGACTGTAACGGAGAGATTGCTCCACAGTCGCTTCATACATAGCTTTTACATACTTACTGTTTGCATACTCGTTGTTAATTTGAGTGCTATCAATAGATAAATAGCGCAAAAACTTCCGATAACTGGAGTATAGTTCCCCATTGAATGTAATAAACTTGGCAACGTAAAATTCGAATGGAAAATTATCACCTTCAGTATCCAAAACTTGCCGTATCTCCGTGCTTAACTCTTCGTTTGGTTCACAGATCAATTGAAGCCCGTCAGCATAAGTTCCATCACTATTGTTTCTACCATTGAGGTCTGGGTTATCTGCTTCGTTTAGAAATAATTCAATATGAAGACTAGGAAGGCGATCTATATTCTTCTCACCTGCTAGAAATTCTGAAACAACACTGGCATTAAGCAAAGCTTCAATACCCAAGTTATCTACCTTGCTTCTACTGCCACTCAACACAAGTTCAATAGCCATCAATATAGTGCTCTTTCCTGCTTCATTATCGCCAACCAGAATGTTTCTTTTAGGGTCAAAATGAATCTCATACTCTCGGAATTTCTTAAAATTTTTGATTTTTGCCTTCAAAATATGCGTCATTATAGTACTGGCCTTATGATGTAAATTCTTAGCTAGAATATTATATAGATTTCATAATGGTAAGAATGCTGTTGCAATCACGAGTTACAACTTTAAAAGGGATAAAGATGAGTCAACAGGTAAGGATTTCTTACCTATTGCTAGTACGTTTTGAGGTATAACCGATTCCCCGTTGAGTAACTTTGTAACTACTTCCGATTTTGGCACAAAATAGTCTTTTAAAGACACGTGAAAATAACTAATATTCACGAATAAATCTAATATTCAGTTGGTATTATATTTATGTATAAAACATTTTATATTGCAGAAAACGATTTAGAATACTGAACATTACTGCACCAATTCAAAATACTTCAACAACACCATCCCATAAGCTTCCACAACATCTTCTTCATTCGCATGTTTAGTAATAAATATCTGATACGCATCATCAAACGAAAATCGTTGTTTATAGAAAAAATAGCCTGCTAAAGGGTGCTTTTTATCACCATATATTGGTGAAGCAGGGCAGTGATATTTTTTATTCATCCAAGATACAAACTGCTCAACAGTTAAGTCGAAAATCTTTTTATCAACTTCAAGCCAGTAATGATGATTATCATCTTTACGAGAACTACCTTTAACAATAGTGACTTTAGCATTTGGGTGTAAATCTAGGATAAGTTGTCCCAATAGGATTGAAGCACCTTGGCAACAATTTAATGGATAAGTACAGAAAAATGGTAAATCCATCCGCTCATGATATTGTTGAAAAATAGCGTGTAATAACTTAGCAACCTCAATATATTTTTTATTCATTGTACTCAGCCTTTACAAATTAACTTTGTACTTAAGGTAGCAAAGTTAAGTTACAAGCATGATTAATATAAATTGTTTAATTAACCCTACAAAACTAAAAATAAGAAAGTAATGAATGAAATATACCCTACAAATTAATAAAGTAAGTGATAATTTAGGTGTTACTGCTACGCCACATGGGCTGGACTGAAGCCGCTGACTTAATCATTAAAGGTATGGAAGGCGCGATTGCCGCTAAGACTGTAACTTATGATTTCGAACGTCAGTTAGAAGGCGCTAAACTACTGAAATGTAGCGAATTTGGTGACGCAATTATCAAACATATGTAATTATTGATTTGATAAATAGTTAACGGGAGCTTATTAGTTCCCGTTTATTTTTTGTACTATAAAATTCTTCCCCAAAATATCCCCAAAACTCTTCCCCAAAACTGTTCAATTAAACAGCAATAATTTGCCATTCTTTGCCTCTATCATCGTGGTATTTATCAGTCATATTTTGTGTTTTATGACCCAATAATTTTTGTGTATTAATTCCTTGCTCACGATAAAGCCGCTCGGATAAAGATCGTTGTTCATGGAAAGTTGGTGCCGTACCTTTTTCCCAAGTTAACCCACATTTATCTCTCGCCTTTTTAAATGTTGTGGTTAATGTGTTTGGTGTGACTTGTTCACCTCGTTTCGCTTGTGCGGTGGTATGCCGATAATGTACGAGATATTTACTCACAACCGCATCACGACATTGAGCAACGACATCCCTTAAAGAGAGATTGATAGCTTCACATTTTAGCGAGAGAGGGATGGCTAACTTACTGCCCGTTTTCTCTTGCTGTATATGTAACATGTCATCCCAAATATCAGAGAATTTCATTTTACAGATATCACCGATCCGCTGACCTGTGGTTAAGGCCAGCAACATGCCACATTGCAAGTAAGGAGGGTGGTTCTTAGCTTGCTGGTAAATAGTGCGCCATTCGTCCAATGTCATGCGTTCTCTTTTCACTCTGTTCCGTGGTTGTTTAGTTGCTTTCGCGGGATTGTAACCAGGAGGAACATAGCCAGCATGTTGAGCTTCTTTAAATACATCAATAAGCACCATGCGAACAACCTGCGCCATTCTTGAATGTCCTAATACTTTGATGGAATCTATTATTTCAGCAATATCTAAAGCGGTTATCTCTTTTAATATTTTCGTACCACAATACTGACGGAATAAATTAATAGGTTTCATTTTTTGTCGATAAGAATTAATTTTTAATTCACCGATATCTAATCTTTCTTTTTGAATATCTAAATATTTATCCATCCATATATCGACAGATATTTCAGACTTGTTTGTCTTAATTTTTGATAACCGTTCATTAATACTTAATAACTGTCGAGTATGTTGTTCAGCAATAATTGTATTGGCTTGAATGGCTGTTTCTCTCGCTTCCTGCTCGTCGGTGCCCAAGCTATGAAATTTACCAGTGATGGGATGTTTATATTGCCAATAAATTTTGCCGTTACGTTTATCTAGCTTTCGATATAGATTAGGGATGATAATTTTATGGGTTCGTGGTCGGGCAGCCATCTGTAATTATCCTCTTAAGTCGTTCCGTTGATTTAGTAGGAATTTGAGGGAGAGACAGATAGCCCACATAACGAGCTTCTCTATCGACCATCCACTTGCGGCCAACTTTCATTGCAGGTGGTGCAATAAGGTTATTCTTTGCGTATTTTTGTAATACCGTCATGCAAGGAGAGGCATCTCCAAATTCCAACCTTGCCCACGCTTCAAGAGTCACCATTCTTGACATATTTTCTCTCCATACTGCCGTATACAGTTTAAATAGACGTTAATTATGCTGGTGGTATTTATTTAAACTTTTTAGAACTGTTTATTTAGCTCCTTTTACTTAATTCATTAAATCTACGTAAAAATAAAACTTTGGCTTGTAGTGAAGTTAATGGATTAACAATAAAATCACTTGTAGGAATACCTTCAAGCATTAGCCAATTGCTACCCACATCAATTTCTAAATCTCGCTTTTCGGTTGCTAACATCATTAAGTCGGCTAAATGAACGGCGTCCGACATAACGGGTGGTAAGTTATATTTTTGACGAATAGCAGCATCAATTCTTTTTTCTATCTCCTTATATTCAGGTAATAGCTTTTTAAGCGGTGATGGCAGGTCTTTGACATAGGCTTCACTGGCATCATGAAGTAGGGCTTCTAAAGCATATTCAGGTGCAACTAAATAGCTGACATATACCGAGTGTTGAGCAACAGAATAGAAATTATCAATCTGCCCATTAAAGCGACATTCATTAGCTAAACCCGTCGCAATGTCTTGAATATCTATATCCTCGATCCGTACATCGAAGTAATAGAAGTGCTTATTAGTTGCAGTTGCAATATAAGACATTATTCTCTCCACATAATTTAAGTAATAAAGATCCCTCTCGAATTAATCGAGATTAAATTTCCCTGATGTTGGTTAATGGTAAATAAAGGCTTATTTTTTATGTTTCAATTATTGAACTTGATTATTGCTTACCTCAAGTTGTGGCGGTTTCTACTGTTTCCCAACAGACAGAAACTATTTCTCTTCACATGAAAATTTTTATTAAGGTGTTTTCACACACATAATTGAATTAGATATTAATCATAATGTAACTCATCCTACACCGCACACTTAAAATGTAGGATAACCAACATTGGTGTGTCAAGTGTTTTTGTAGGAAATCTTACATTGGTATATGATGGTAATAAAAAATCCTCCGAAGAGGATCCTTTTATCAATGAGATAGGAAATTATGGTAAATGAGCTATTTTGGCATCCACAACAACACCCACAATTTTACAATTTCCATTGATTGGTATTAAGCGGTATTGAGGGTTTAATGGTTTTAAGTAATGGTTGCCTGCATCTACAATGTACTGCTTAAATGTAACTTCATTTTCAGATTCTAATTTAGCGACAACTAGCTTGCCACTAACAACCTCTACTGCGGGATCTACTAATATAATCATCCCTTCAGGAATACTTAGTCCAGAAGGAGAGGTCATAGAATCTCCTTTTACTTCTAGCCAAAATGATTCTTCGGAACAATGCACAGTTGTCTCATACCATGTATCGATTGATTTTCTATGATATGGCTCTACGGCCTCAGACCAATTCCCAGCGCTTACCCAGCTAATTAAAGGGTATTCACCACTAGATCTATTAAATTTTAAAAACGAAACATTAGAAATAGGATCTTCTTTTCCATCAACAAGCCAAATAGGGCTTGTTTCAAGAGCACTCGCTAATGCTTGAAGATTAGCGCCATTGGGTTGATAGTCACCTTTTTCCCAACCAGTAACAGTCACACGATTGACTCCAGCTTTTTTAGCTAGAGCCTGTTGTGTCATTTTCAGCTCAAGGCGTCTTTGTTTAATTCGTTCGCTCATTTCTTTCATGTAGGAAAGCCTACCACATTCCAAATGTAAGAATCTTGACATTTAAATGTAAGATATCCTACATTATGTGCGTGTGAATTATTCACTTACCAAAGGATTACAAATGAAGAAAAAAGATGTAATCACGTTTTTTGGTGGTACGTGTAAAACAGCAAAAGCCCTCGGTATTAAACATCCTTCGGTGTGTGGTTGGGGATATATCATTCCTAAAGTAAGGGCGTATGAAATAGAAAAAATCACCAAGGGAAAACTTAAATATAACCCTGAACTTTATAGAAAAAATACCAAAACAGCATAAGGCAATTAACTACCAATAAAAGATAGAGCAGGTAGATATGAGCAAACATTCAATTAAAGAAGTTATTAAAGAAATGTGCAAAGCACTGCCGGGTGGACGTTCTGCTATGGCAGGGGCTTTAGGTATGTCACTCGAGACGTTTAATAACAAGTTATACGAAAAAAATGGCTGTCGTTTCTTTGATATCGATGAACAAGAAGCCATGGAAGACATTTCGGGCACTAAGTTGCTGGTGGAATATCACCTAGAACGTCATGGCATGAGTGCATTACCGAAAATAGAAGCAGAAAAGATAGACCAAGTAGAGCTATTTGATATGCGAATGACATTGGCTGCTATGCAAGGATCACTCGCCGTTTTAATTCAAGAAAGCCTTGTTGATGGTGTTTTAACGGATGAAGAAATAGGGCGTATTTATCGAAAAACAGGGAAAGTTTTTGCGTATGCAATTGGGTTCTTGGATTCACTGAAAGTGTTATACGGTGAAAAACAGGAAGCGACTAAGAAAGGGTGAAGCCAAAGGTATACGGCCTCTGGCTTCGGTTGCCAATTTCAATGATGTGAAGAGAAATAAGCATGAGTAGATTAGCGCATCTAATACCTAAAAAGCAATTTCGCTGTTTACCCTTAACTAAAGAGGGAACATTTCGCTATGTAGAAAGCATACCGAGTGACAATCGATCACACAACTACCGAAAAAATATCGATTTGGTAGATAAGAGGACACTGAAAAAGTCATGGGCTGATTTCTATTTCTTGAGTGGAGGAAAATGCAATGCGAAATGAAGATCCCAATCGTCTTGATCGCTATTACAGAAACCCTCGAGGGCTCCTTGTTCATGTCATTCGTTATGATCGAGAAAAACAGCGCGTTATTTTTATGATTGATGGTTATGAATACGAACAATGCGAGCCAGTTCAAAGATTTAAAGAGAGATATACCCGAGTTAAGTGAGGCCTCTTATGAGTGTTAAATTATCTAGTTATGTTTGGGATGGTTGCGCCCATGCAGGTTTAAAACTCACATCAGTCGCTATCATGGCAAGATTAGCTGATTTTTCTAATGATGAAGGTATTTGTTGGCCTTCTGTTGTGACGATTGCACGTCAAATTGGTGCGGGTGAAAGCACGGTGCGCACAGCAATAAAACAGTTGGAAAAAGAAGGGTGGTTAACCAGCGAAAAGCGTAGAAAAGGCAATCGCAACGCAAGCAATATTTATCAGCTGAATGTAGAAAAACTATACCAATCAGCAAAGAAAGCGCTTTCTCAACCAACAAAATCTGACGTGTCAAAACCTGACACATCAGGATCTGACCCATCAAAATTTGTTGCATCAAATTCTGTTCCTTCAGAATCGAGCAAAAATAGGGATTTTGACCCGCCAGCTCCTGAGGGCGATCCATCAGTAACTTCAAAATATGATCCATTAATAAATCATTCTTCGTCGCAGAATTCTAGCGAATCCAGCGACCAGCCCAAAAATGATTTTTTAACTCGTTATCCTGAAGCTGTGATTTACAGCGCCAACTTTCAAAAATGGGGCTCTGCTGACGATTTGAAGTGCGCTAAATGGCTATTCAGTCGTAAATGCGAAGTGTTTCAAGATATGGGATTAAAAGCACCTAAAGAGCCCAATTTCACTGATTGGGCTAATGATATTCGCTTAATGACAACGATTGATGGGCATACTCACAAAGAAATTTGCCAGTTCTATAAACGAATTACACAAGATGATTTTTGGAAAAAGAATGTTCAGTGTCCTCGTACACTCAGGGCTCAATGGGATGATTTAACCTTACGTTTGGCGGGTAAGAAAAAAATCACCATCGACTCCGTAGAGCGTGATGAAACATTCCGGCTCATCTGGGGTACGGGTTGGAAACCTAAAAATAAAATCCAAGAATTAGCGGCTATTCAGGCAAAGAAAAATGGTCTAGGTCGAATGAATGAGGTTGCAGGTTTAGCTGCGTGGCGAGGTATTTGGCAACAAGTCGCGGAACAAGTTGCTCAGGAAGTTTTGCTATAAGCGAGAATGGAGAAAAATAACATGAATGGACTAATTGTTATTGATGGTGTTCAAATTCGTCGAGATATCGCGGGGCGCTATTGTTTAAATGACCTTCATCGAGTCTCAGGTGGTGAAAAACGGCATCAACCATCGAATTGGAGTGCTTTGACTCAAACTAAAGAGTTGATTGATGAAATTTCAACCGCTCCTGAGATCACAGGAGCGGTTCCCATTGTGACCATTGTTGGTGGGCTTAACCAAGGAACGTATGTTTGCAAAGAATTAGTGTATGCCTATGCAATGTGGATAAGCCCATCATTTCATTTAAAAGTGATCCGTACTTTTGATGCATTGATAACACAGCAACACGGCGAAAAGTTAGCCGATAAAGTTCAAGCAGGGGTTATATTGCTTGAATCGATGGCAAAGAGCCTGAATTTCTCAAACTCTTCGAAATTAGGGGCGTATCAAAAATTACAAGCCATGGCAGGCTTACCCGAATTAGCCCCTGTGTATGCGATTGATGCACCAAGCGGATCAATGGATGGTTCAAGTCGTCCAACAGTAGCTTTATCAACACTGATTAGAAAACATCAATTACCTATTTCAGCCCAGCAAGCTTATAAACGATTAGCCGATCTCGGCATTGTTGAACGTTTATCTCGTCCAAGTACGAAAACCGCAAACAAAGTGAAAGAGTTCTGGTCTGTGACTGCACGGGGCTGTCAGTTTGGGAAGAATATGACCAGCCCTAATAATCCTCGTGAAACCCAACCCCATTTCTTTGAAAGTAAAACGGATGAATTGATCCGTATGGTGATGCTGAATAAACAGGTGAGTGCATGAAATTATTATTAACACCCTATATTCAGCCCGATCTTGGAGTTGTTTTATTGAAGCCTGAAGCGGAGTTGCTTGAGCAACTTAAACAACATTCTCGCGTGATTATTAGTGATGTACCAAAGAGTTTAGATAAATGGCCTTCTGGTGCATTAACAGGGAACGAACAGCCATTATTGAATAACAAGAGCATTGTTGATTTTTTGAATAATGAAAAAGTGATCCAATCTATGGGAGGGTTGGCATCGATGAATATGTGGATAGGCAGAAATACCCATTGCTGCCAGATCAACGATGAACATGACAGTTATCATCATCATGAATTAACAACCACATGGCATAAAGACGGTGTGATACGGACTTGTTGGTATCATGATAATCATATTCGCAATTCATCGGCGGGGTGGGTTGCTGAATTAGCGTATAAAAATCGTATTACTTGGATGATAGACACTATTCGCAGTCGTTTGAGATTAAATGATAGCCATTCGCTGACGATACCTGACTTTTTTGCTTTTGCCGTGATGCATAAACTGGTTAATGAATTACCTGATGCTATATTACGTCGTATTCTAAATTGGTCTGATAAACCTAAAGATCGTAGAGTGCATGGCGGTTTTCCTGAAGCTGATATTGTTCCCAATGAAGTAACAGCGCTATCAGCAATGAATGCGCGTTTAGATGCCATAAAACCCGTTATTAATGTGACTGTCGATCCTGAACCTCCAGCCTCATTTCTTCTTAAACCTAAAATGCGCCGTTGGGAGAATACCCAATGGCTTCAATGGGTAAAAACACAGCCTTGTTGTGTTTGCGGACAACAATCTGATGATCCACATCATATCATTGGCCATGGTATGGGAGGCATGGGAACGAAAGCTCATGACTTATTCACTATTCCATTATGTCGGCAACATCATGATGAGTTACATCGTGATCCGAAATTGTGGGAAGCCACTTATGGCAATCAAATCGAATTGTTATTTTCTTTTCTAAACCGTTCATTAGGAATGGGGGCACTGGTTTAACGTGTATACGGCACGGGGAGTCTAAGTATGAGAGATATGCAGGAAGTTTTATCACGTTGGGGAGCGTGGTCAGCTAATGAGGGAAATAGTATCGATTACTCATCAATTGCCGCAGGTTTTAAAGGATTAATTCCAAGCTCAAGACGAAGCCGAGAGCAGTGTTCAGATGATGATGGCTTAAAAATCAATAAAGCGGTATTACATTTAAAGGTAAATAATAGTTACTTGTTTCAGTTAGTTATTATGTACTATGTGAAAAATTATCCTTTGCGTTCAATGGCTTCAAAACTTGGCATTTCGCATAATGAAGTGGCTAAGCGATTACAGACAGCGGAAGGATTTATTGAAGGGTGTTTATCGGTTGATAACGTAAAATTAGATATGGATAAAATAATTAGAAAACACCACATTTACAGTCTTGCGTAATTACAAAACACAATATATTGTGTTAATAATGGTTTTGATGTTACACCTCTTATCAATTAAAAACCTCGTGAGTATAACGGGGTTGTGTTTTTTATAGGTCTACTTAAGCTGACTTACCGCTAAAAAATAAAGTTTGCTATCTGCATTTTTCTATGGCTTAATAGCGTCACTGGTTTGGAAGTACAGACCTATTTATGTTAGTAAGTTTAAAGTTGTTCCCGTTTAGCGTTATCCTCGATACCTCTTCATTGTGAATTCCTTCTAATTAATTCCCATAAGTAAAAATACAAAACAAACCGCATATGCCTTATGGCAAATTAAATAAATTAAAGGAAATTCTATGTCTAATACAATGACTGGTACAGTAAAATGGTTCGATGAAGGTAAAGGTTTTGGTTTTATTACTCCAGCTGATGGTAGCAAAGATGTCTTTGTACATTTCTCTGCAATCCAAAGTGATAGCTTCAAAACATTAGCTGAAGGCCAACAAGTTTCATTCACCATGGAAAATGGTATGAAAGGCCCCGCAGCAGGCAACGTGGTGGCTCTCTAAAGGCGCTATTACTATTCGCCTCTATTTTAAATGCCCAAGTTGTAGCGGTTCACAATATAGAACATCACAATTTGATGTCACAGTGAACAATCCACACGGCGCAAAATGTATCTTTTGCAAAAGTGTGATGACAGCTCAAATGAGTTAAGCATTAAATAGTTGAATATATAAAACCTCGCTTCGGCGGGGTTTTTTGCTATCTACAATCTCATATTGGTTAAAGATAAAAAATTTAGATTTTAGGGCTTGAAAAATACTTGCTCGTTCATATTTATATTTTGGGTAAATAAGATACCGCCCATAATTCACTAAATACTGAAGGAGGAGTTATATGCCTAACATTAAACCTTTTTCATTATTCCCAACATTATCTGACAACTTACTTTCAAATCGTTTTGATCAGATAGATCGCCTGTTTAGTCAGTTAACAGGCAGTAAGCCAATTGCATCACCTGTACAGACTTATAACCTGAAACAGATTGATGATAACCATTATGAACTGACAGTAAGTGTGCCTGGATATCAAGAAGATGACTTATCGGTTTCATTAAAAGGAAGTCGTTTATTGATTGAAGGGAAAAAAGAAGAAAAATCAGAAGAAGACAATGATAAATGGATCCACCGAGGCATATCTCAAGGACAATTTACGTTGCAATTTGACCTCGGTAAAAATGTTAAAATAGAAAAAGCCGATTTATCAAGTGGACTTCTGACTATTGCTATTGAGTATGAGTTGCCAGAAGAAGAAAAACGGCAAACAATAGCGATAGAGAATAAAGATAAAAGCTAATTGAGTTAGATAACGTGAATAAGATATTAAGGCTACGCATAATGTGTAGCCTTAATTTTTTTGTCAGAGGTTCTAAATTGTATTAGCTCAGACTTGGGGCTCATAGGTAGAATATTATTAGAAATTACAGTCTGATTTGAGCGAGGAGCGGAGATTGGTATATCTGTTAAAGTGAATAGTTCGTTTTTCCGAGATACATAGATAGGTCTACCAGATTTACTTTTGACAATTAAAGTGCTTCTCGAACCAAATAAATATACCTTAAAAAATACTCGACGAATTTTTATTCTCGTCGAGTACTGTATTATTTATTGATTCTTGATTGGCTTCTTAAACATTCAACAGCCATTTCTAATAAATCTAGATCAGGATTAAGAGAACCCCATTCTTTCCAGAAATCCCGAGTGGCACTGTCAGGTTTTACCTGCGGTTGATCAAGTTTAATACGTGTTGGTAGAAGAACTGCGTCTCCGAGTAACAAGGCCTCACCTGTATCTAAAAGTGGAAGCATAGCGGTTAGACCTGTGAGGGAATCAGGTACCAACCTCTTGATGACATTTTGATCGCTATCATTTGTTAACCTGAGAGCTAAGAAGTTGTTACATTGGGAAAGGATAGTCCGGCTTACATCTGACGGCCTCTGACTTACGACTAATAATGAGAAACCATATTTACGACCCTCTTTTGCAATGCGTTCAAAGGACCATAGTGCCTGCCTTTGAACTGAATCTGCGTCATCTTTTACAGGAAGATAAAGATGTGCTTCATCACAAAGTAAGGTGATTGGCGTTCGAGAATCTGCGCTCATCCAGAATTGAATATCATAGAGTAGACGGGCTAAAGTTCCTGTCACTACTGGCAGGACATCAGCAGGAACCTCAGAAAAATCAATAATTTTAATACCGTTACCAGAATCAGCGCGAAGTAGTTTTATAATTTGTTTAGCAAGCCATCCGTAATCTAGAGCTTCAGGTGGAGGTGAAAACATAAAACCATATCGGCGATCATCAAGCTTTGCTTCCAGCCTTGAAAGAAAACGTGTCAGTTTGTCTTCCCAATCCCCTTTTACAGGCTGTCCAGTTTTACCGATACCTTTCGTTATATTATCCTTAGTTAAACGATCAACTAAATCAGAAATAGCGTAAGGTATTGGTGAGTCTACAGTAAATGTCTCTTTGACTTTTAGCTTACCAGATGAATCCAGAGTTTTGCCTTTGAGATCCCGAACATGAAGAGTGAAGCGAGAGGCTTGGTTTGGTGCATTTTGATCGCTACGGTCAAGAATCATCGACAACATTTCATCTCGATTTAGTAACCAATATGGCAGAAATAGTGCATCATCTTGAGGTGCAGTAAGGTCTCCTGGTCCCGCGATGCGGAATCGTTGTGCATAGCCTCCTTTGGCTTTATCAGCCAGTGTGGCGTACTCACCATGCATATCGAAGACGACAATATTAGGATATTTAAGCTTAGCAGCCCGCTCTAATATTAGAGCAACAGCCCAACTCTTACCGGAACCAGTACTTCCTAGGATGGCCGCATGCCTCTGGAAAAATCTATCCCCACTAGCAATCGCCTCAGCACTTCGATCTGCCACGAAAGTACCAAGTTTAAGGCGTTCTTCGTCGGGTAAACCAGCACCAAGTATGCCCATAAAACGCTGAAGATTAACTCCTTCTATCACAAAGCATTCACGATCGATCTGTGGAAAACTATCGGCTCCTCGTTTGAATATATCAGTTTTATCTCCATCAACAGTCCTATAAGTACCGATGACAAAGGCCTGCATATAGTCAGACGGTGATATGGTTAGCATTCCAGACTCATCCTCTTCTGGATCAGGTAATTCTTCTCGTAATGACCGAGTTACTCGATCTGTCATTCCAATCAGGAATTCGGCCTGTGTAGCCCCCTTGATTGCTATTAACTGCCCAATTCCAACACGTGTCAGCATTTCGGAGTTGGTGACATCAATAGCCACACGGCTGGTATCTACCCCAGCTACACGGCCTATTTGTTCATTTTCTGTAAATATAAGAACAGGACTAGTCATACGGATAAAACTCCTTCTACGAATCCTTTAAGATCCCAGTAATCAATATCAGGGTAAAATATTTCATTTCCATCGATGATGAAGTGCGTACCATCAGTTCCTGCGTCGTTATGGAACTCTGCTGCAATTACATTCTTGTTTAACTTAGCTATTTCTTTAGCTTTTTCGGAAAGTGTACGGGTCAAAATTACAGTTCTTACTCCTGACCGAATACGAGGGGTTAGGTGTGTTTCCAAATGATCATCATTGAATCCATAGCCTATGATCAAGAACCGGCTGGCTTTATCGATTGCATCATTAGCTTTTTCCCTGTGTTTGTCAAAGGGACTATCGTAGCCGCTCCTGAACTTATTCAAGCCAGGTGTAATGATTAGACGAGGAAGAGGGAGATCTCCGGTATATCGCACAGGGTTACCTTTACGGTGATACCAGTCTAAGCTGCCATGCGGTTTGAAAACGTTCACTTTTGGTGTGAATTTATATCGCACATGCTTACCAACAAGTTTTGCCCCACGGCAAAAAAGCCAATGGCTATTAAGAGGTTCTAGCCGAGCAGCAAAATGCCCGTTGAACATAGTATCAACTCCTAAGCCAGCTTCTTCACAGGCAAGCTCAACTAAGCGGTCATAGTTAGTTGTTACAATAGGTATGCCTTTATCTGGTTTTAATAAATGAGGAAGTAACGTTGTAAGTCGAAGAGTTCTCTCATTTTTAAACACTTCCGAGATAATAATGGCTTCGGCTGCTGAAATGTATTTCCCAGTAGATTTGACAATGATCGCTTCGAGGGATGGTGTCGGGGCTCGTTTAAGTAAGGCTGCTTCTAAACCATCAGTTCCGATTGAGGGGTTGATCTCATTCCATAGTTTTAGGTCATCAGGAGAAAGATTATCAGGGACATGAGAGAGCAGATGCTCCCCGAGTTTTCCCATCCCAGGGATCCCTTCTGCACAAGATAACCCTGAACCAATAATTAGAACTAGGCCATCAGCCAGATGTTGTTGAAGTCGTTTTTTTAAATCATTTAGTTCCACTTGCTTTCTCCGTAGATACAGAACTTAATTCGTGGGGAAGCAGTTCACAAGCATAAATAAACCTTAGAAGCGTTAGCCTGCGAAAATACAAAATTCTATTAACAAAGAATCAATAACAAGATGTAGGAATATTTTAACCTTTTGAAAAAGAAAGTTCTTATATCCCTATCACAACGTTGATTTATAGTCCTTGCTCAATTTAGGATCTGTTTTGTAGTCTGGTTTTATTTATTTCGCCAAGAGTCAATCGTGCTGGAGACTACCATCCGTCGAAAATAAATCGGTCCCTTTCCCCAGATGGAAGGTGAAGGTATGCTTTGTCTTTTCAGAATCGGTGAACAGGTTAGCCACGATCTTTGCATTCTTTCCGAACTTCTTTTCCAGAGCTTTATTCAGAGTATCGCTACCATCAATATCAACAGATACAGTCATGAGAAGTAATGAGTTATAGACTTGAATCATTGTTGTGTTAGACCGAATCTAAACAGATGGATCTAAATTACCAGTATGAAAAGATAACCCAACACACAATAAAAAAATGCCGATACGCTAGGAGTCATATCGGCATATAAAATAAACGCAAGAAGCAATGTAAGTCATGTCGTACTAATTCGTATCAAACCTGTCAATTCGATACATATGTAATGATAATTATTCTCATTAATGTATTCAACCCTAAATTAAATAAGGTTACTTTGTAGCCTTTCCGTCTACGCCGACCACAGAATCAACACCTACTTATACCGTTCACACAAGAGCTGTGAGTCGGCACCTTATTAACTAAATAAATCGGTAAATGTTATGTCAAAAGAGATAAGTGAATTACAGTTTAGTCTTCACTACGCCTCAGAAACAGACAGCGAAATGAATACCTCTGCCATTTTAACGGCGAATATCCATACGGCTGATGGTGAAACTCAACAACTGACACAATTAATTTGTACAACATCTCCCGCAGGTAAAAAACAATATCGAATCGGCACACAAAAGATTAATGATGCAGGTGATCCATTGCTGGTGGCGATTGAATCTTATTGGCGCAAAAACACACAGGAGAGTTGTGTTTATTTGTTAGAGAAAGCGAAGCAATTTATTCAAGGGCACTTACAACAAACGAATACATGGATATCCATGTACGGTCTTGTGATTGTTTCTAATGCGTCACTGGAAGAGCAGTTGCCTGAAGGTTTATTAAAGGCACTTAATGTGTCGAAAGCTGTTTAACTTGCTGAATATCTAGTGTGATATTTTATATATAAGAGGGTAGTTATGAGTAATGAAAATAATACACCTTATTTTGTTAATCCGGGTTTAAATACGTTGGAGTTAGAAGATTGGTTATCACAACAGAGACTGTTTATTGCTCGATATAATAAATTACAAAAAGATAAAGCCGCTCTATTAGAGCAGCTTAAAGATATCGATAATGAACTTGAGATTATATCTCACTATCCTTTTGAAGGAATGGCGCGTTTTCCTTGGGTGCCCAATCCTCTTCTGAAAAATCATCAAGAGGATAAGAGTTAGTTGGCAAATTCATACGATTTAAAAAATCTTGGGCATCAGGATGTATATTTTCTTTCTTCAGATACTCAGTAATGATTAGGATACAGTCATTAAATGACAGAGCCTTTATTTCACTAAGAGGCCAATTAGTCTTATTTAATATCATATGATGTAATGCTTTTTTACCATCAAGAGGAGAGTGTAGAGAACCATGTTTCTTTCGGTATTCATCTAACAAACATTCAAGGATAAAAATTTGTTCAATTCTATGCCACACTTGCTTGCTTCTATGATCATTTCTCATATCGAGCATTGAATCTGACTCTTTGTTATTTCTGCATACTCTCATTTTTATTATTTGAAATAAGTTTGAATAATTACTCATTTATTCTCCTTATCATGATTAAGCTATTGATTATCACGATCGTTAGTTACATTAATCTAAATTATTAGTTTAATTTAAGTCTTCTTTTATCACTTTTAACTTTCTCACACTAATCATCAACGGACACTCCTCTGGGGGTGACTATGCGTATGGAAAAATTAACCAATGTTACTTACGGAACCGCAGGCTTAACGGCCTTTTTTGCCAGTCTCTCATTATATGAATGGGGATTTGTTATCGGTATGGCGTTTAGCATGGTTCTGGGTTTAGCCACTTACTTTATGACTCGTCGAGAGCAACGAAAACGCACTGAATTATTTGAAGAGCTTGTTCGTCATGTTGACCCACAAAACCCAACTGAAACCCTAAAAAGGCTTGCTGAATTAATGGTGAAAGCGCCAAAGGATATTTAATGTCTCTCAAACAGAAAATAGCTGCGCTAACAACGGCGGGAGCAACAGCCATCGCGTTAGTAGTAATAGCCCATTTTGAAGGTGTACGTTATGAGCCTTATCGTGATGTGGCAGGTGTTTTGACAGTTTGTTATGGGCATACAGGCAAAGACATTATTCAAGGTAAGACATACACACAACAAGAATGTGATGCGTTATTACAAAACGATTTTATTAAGACACAACAGCAAGTCGATGCATTAATCAAAGTACCACTCGATGACTACACCAAAGCCGCTTTATATTCCTTTGCTTTTAATGTGGGCACAACCGCATTTGCTCGCTCAACATTACTTAAGAAACTAAATGTTGGTGATAGAGCGGGTGCCTGTGAAGAAATAAAACGTTGGGTTTATGCGGGTGGAAAGGTTTGGCGAGGGCTTGTCAGTCGTCGAGAGGCGGAGTCAGCACTATGTCATGGAAACCTTTAATCATCATTATCGGCTTTATTCTTGCATTACTCATTACAGTCGCTGGTGGCATTTATCTCTTGATTGATAACTCATGTACTAAAGACCAAGTGAGTTTAGAAAAACGCTGTCAGATTGCACTCTCATATCATCGGTACTAATCATGAAATACGGGAAACTCTATGCCGCCATCGCGATGGTAGGCATCATTGTGGGTAGTTATTGGGTGATTAACTGGCAAGCTAACAGGATTAATTCACTGATAGATACCAACAAAAAACTGACAGTGGCTCTTGAAGAACAGAAGTCTATTAACACTGACTATCAAGTACGCATAATGCGATTAAATCAACTCGATATTCGTCACTCACAGGAGTTAGCCAGTGCAAAGAATGAAATTAGTCGCTTGCGTGATATTAGCGAGCATCATCCTGAGCGGGTGTATATCAAAGCCGAGTGCCCAAAAAGCAAAACCACTCCCTCCACCAGCTTGGCTTCTGCAACCACCGCCAGACCTACTGACACCGTTATCCGAAATTATTGGTTACTCAGAGAGCGAATTGCAGAATCAGAGCATATGATTAAAGGGTTACAGGATTATATAAAGCAGGAGTGTTTAAGGAGAAAATAGAGAAATTAGTAACAATAGTTGAAATAGTTATGTAAATAAAAGAATCATTTAAATATGTCTATAATGAAGCTGACAGTAAATATATCGTTTTGTTTATTAAATATCCAAAGAGAACACAATAATATAGAAAATTGAGCAGAAACGTCTCACCAAATAGTGGGACGTTGTTGGAAATAAATAGCTATATTAATGTCTCTATTCTAAAGAGAATTTATATCTATATTAGCATCTTTTGCAAAATCAATAGCTTTAGTCAAATATTGAGGAATACAAGGATATTTTTCATAAATTTTTTCTATAGCTTTACGCCTATTAGCCTCTAAACTTGTAGATAAGTGGTTGTAATAATCCATAAATGTCATATCCATAGTATTTAATAGCCCACCAACATACATCAGATTGCGAATAACGATAGTATGGTGGTCAGATAGTGAGTTCAAAAACTCCCAAAGGCTGAGTTCTTCAGGAGATTGAGTGAGTACTTTAGCTAATATTTCACGCTCGTCATTTTGAGAATTTATTAAATTAGCTAATTTAATAACCTCGTGAATTGAATCAATAGTTGTCATATGTTTGTCCAATAATAAATATGAATGTTTATTATAAAACACAAATAAAATTAATATATTTTTTATTCCTATCATAAAATAGCAGAACATATAGAACCGATTAAATAATCTACTGAAAAAGTATTTTTTATTATGAATACGATTAATAATAAGTGACAAACCATGAAAAAACGCAATGTCTATGGTGGTCGCTGGGCAAAGGTGCGATTAGCGTTTCTTAATGAACATCCACTTTGCGTCATGTGCCAAGAGCAAGGGCGCATTACTGCTGCCACAGTGGTTGACCACATTACTCCGCATCGTCTTAAAGAAGCACTTGAATCAGGCAATAAAGAACGTATCGCAAAAGCCCAAGCCTTATTCTGGGATAAAAATAACTTCCAAAGCTTATGCGAACTGCATCATAACTCAACCAAACAACGTATCGAAAAGAGTGGCAAAGTCATTGGCTGTAATGCAGATGGCATTCCACTCGATCCCAATTCTCATTGGCGTCAATAACACCATGAAATACAGGGTGGGGGCGGGGTAAAAGTTCAAACACTTTCGCCCTGATTACCTAGCGCCCTCATTTGTGTGCACAACCGCGAAATGAAAAGTTTTTTTCTGGGAGGTTCCGATGGCAGGAAGACGCCCGAAACCGACCCACTTGAAGGTGGTCACCGGTAATCCGGGAAAACGAAAACTCAACGATAAAGAACCCCAACCTAAACGTGAAATTCCAAGCCCACCCGAACATTTAACGGATTGGGGGAAAATGGCGTGGGCAAAATTAACCTTATTACTCGATGGGATGGGCGTTTTAACTGTGGCTGATACGCTGGCATTAGAACGGCTGTGTGATATCTACGTCGATATTCTTCAATTACGAGACACCATTGCCATTGAAGGTCGAACATACACCACAAAAACCCAACTAGGGGATTTTTTTAATTAAAGCGAATCCAGCGGTTGCCATGTTGGATAAAAAAGACGGTCTTTTTAAAAGTTATTTAGTCGAGTTTGGTTTAACCCCCGCCGCTCGTTCGAAGGTGAAGATGGATGGTGGAGAAGAAGAGGAAGATCCGCTCAACCAATATTTCGGTTGATCCCGCAACGCAATACGCGCAAGACGTGCATCAAGGCAAAATCTTAGCGGGGCCTGATATTCGTCATGCATGTGCACGTCATCTCAAAGACTTAAATGAAGCCGAGCAACGGGGATTAGTCTGGGATGTCGAGGCTGTCAAAAGAGTGATCGACTTTTTCTCGAAAGTCTTAAAGCTCAATGGCGGGGAACATGAAGGCAAACCGTTTATTTTATTGCCTTGGCAATGCTTTGTGATTGGCTCCATTTTTGGCTGGAAAATGACTGATGGAACACGCCGATTTCGCATAGTGTACGTTGAATCAGGCAAAGGTTCAGGAAAATCCCCGATGGCGGGTGGCGTTGGGCTGTATTGTTTAGTCGCCGACAGTGAACCACGTGCTGAAGTGTATGCGGCAGCTACGAAAAAAGACCAAGCCATGATTTTGTTTCGTGATGCGGTGGCGATGGTTGATCAATCTCCCGCATTAAGTCAGCGGATCACCAAATCAGGCGGAACAGGCAAAGAGTGGAACTTGGCTTATTTGAAAACGAGTTCATTCTTTCGCCCGATTAGCTCAGATGATGGGCAATCAGGGCCTCGTCCCCATTGTGCGCTGATAGATGAAATTCATGAGCATAAAAATAATACCGCCGTTGAGATGATGCGAGCAGGCACAAAAGGTCGGCGACAAGCCTTGATATTTATGATCACCAATAGTGGGCATGATAAAACCAGTGTGTGTTATGACTATCATGAATACGGACGAAAAGTTGCCGAAGGCACTATCGAAGACGACAGCTTCTTTTCCTATATTTGCTCACTGGATGAGGGCGATGATCCCTTTAAGGATGAGTCTTGCTGGGGGAAAGCCAATCCGTCATTGGGCTACACCTTTTCTGATCGCTATTTACGCGAGCAAGTGACACAAGCCCGAGGTATGCCCGCAAAAGAAAGCATTGTGCGTCGGCTCAATTTTTGTCAGTGGGTAGATGCCGATAATCCGTGGATTAACAGTGAAATATGGATGCAGTGTGAAAACACGTTCACCTTCGATGATCTTCAAGGTGAAGAGTGTTATGGCGGATTGGATTTATCAGGAACCAAAGATTTAACCGCATTAGCCCTGTATTTTCCTCGCCTCAAACGTCTTTATGTCGAATTTTGGACACCCAAAGACACCTTATTGGATAGAGCAAAAACCGACCGAGTGCCCTACGACTTATGGGTAAGGCAAGGTTTTATGCATACCACGCCAGGGAATGCGGTGAGGTATGAATTTGTGGCAGAACGCATTGCTGAAATGGCGATGCACGTCAGCATGAGAGCCATTGCCTTTGACCCTTATCGCATTAAATACCTTGAACCCAAACTCGATGAAGCGGGTGTGACGGTTCCTTTAACTCCGCATGGGCAAGGATATTACAAAGCCAAAGATTCAGGGCTGTGGATGCCACACTCTATCGAACTGTTTGAACAGCTCATTGATGACAAGAAGATTGAGATCCACACCAATCCTTGTTTGAGATGGAATGCTGCATCCGCTGTGCTTGAGGCTGACCAAAAAGATAACCGCGTCTTTGCCAAGAAAAAAAGTACCGGTCGAATTGATGGTGTGGTGGCATCAGCAATGGCGATTGGTGCTGCGGAAGGTGAGGTTGATGATGGCAACCTTGAAGATTTTTTCTCTAACCCATTGAGTATGTGATGACAGATAAACAATATTCAATCGATTTGCGCACTAATCATGGTTGGTTTGCGCGTCTGGCTTCTTTCTTTGTCGGGGGAAGACTCGTGACACCTGAGCAAGGTTCACAATCAGGCGTTATCTCAGCGCAAGGCTCGCTTGGTGATTCTTCTGTAAATGATGAGCGAATACTCCAAATATCAACGGTTTGGCGTTGTGTTAGCTTAATTTCGACGTTAACGGCTTGTTTGCCACTGGATGTGTTCGAAACGGATAAACAGGGAAATAGAACCAAAGTTGATTTAAGTCACCCATTGGCTCGATTACTGCGGTATTCGCCCAATCAGTACATGACCGCTCAAGAATTTCGAGAGGCAATGACTATGCAGCTTTGCTTTTATGGTAATGCTTTCGCGTTGATTGAGCGAAATAAAGTCGGTGATGTGATCAGCTTGCTCCCTCTGCTGTCTGCCAATATGGATGTACGCATGGAGGGGAAGAATATTATCTATAAATATCAGCGTGATCATGAATTTGCCAAATTTAAACAACACGAAATTTTTCATTTAAAAGGGTTTGGTTTTAATGGATTAGTTGGATTGTCGCCTATTGCTTATGCGTGTAAGACAGCAAGCACGGCCGTTGCGATGGAAGATCAACAACGTGAGTTTTACGCTAATGGGGCTAAGTCTCCTAAGATTCTGACAACGGGCGATAAGGTATTGAATAAAGAGCAACGTAGCCAACTTGAAGAGAATTTCAAAGAAATTGCGGGTGGCCCCGTTAAAAAACGATTGTGGATCTTAGAAGGGGGATTTCAAGCACAAGATATTGGTGTTAGTCCTCAAGATGCAGAAACAATGTCTTCCCGCAAATTTCAAGTCAGTGAATTAGCCCGTTTCTTTGGTGTTCCCCCGCATTTAGTCGGCGATGTTGAAAAATCAACAAGTTGGGGAACAGGTATTGAGCAACAAAACTTAGGTTTTCTTCAATATACCTTACAACCCTATATCTCCCGATGGGAAAACTGCATTGCGCGTTGGCTTCTAAAACCCCCCGAAGTGGGAAAATACCATGCTGAACATAACCTTGATGGATTATTGCGAGGCGATTCTACTTCACGCGCCGCGTTTATGAAAGCGATGGGAGAATCGGGGCTAAGAACTATTAATGAAATGCGACGGCTCGATAATTATCCTCCTCTTGAAGGTGGAGATGTCGCTTACCGGCAAGCACAATATTTACCGATTAACCAACTCAATAAAGAGCCTCACGAAAGTGGGGCTTAATTATTTATGGGGGTTCAATGCCTGATATTAAAAAAACACTGAATTTTGATGACGCGGAAATCAAATTTACGGGAGATGGCACACAAGGCGTTTTCGAAGGTTATGCCTCCGTATTTAGTCATCAAGATCTCGACGGTGACATTATTTTACCCGGTGCGTTTAAGCATGTTTTAGATAAGCAAAAACAAAAAGTCGCTATGTTTTATAACCATCGAGTCTGGGAACTTCCTGTGGGGAAATGGGAGTACATGGAGGAAGATCAAAAAGGATTACGAGTGAGAGGACAACTGACACCCGGTCATAGTGCGGCTCAAGATCTAAAAGCGGCAATGAAGCATGGCACGGTTGACGGGCTTTCTATCGGATTCGGTTGTCTACGTAATGATTTTGAGAGGACACCTTCAGGCCGTATTTTTAAAAATATCTCCCTGTTACGTGAAATCAGTATTTGTACATTTCCCGCTAATGACCAAGCACAGGTTTCATCGCTAAAAAGTATCGATGGGTTATTAACGATCCGAGATATTGAGGATTGGCTGAGAGAGTCAGCCGGTTTATCAAAATCAGAAGCAGTTGGTTTTATTTCCCGCTTCAAATCCGCTATTCGGAGTGAGTCCGATGACACTCAACAATCCCTAGTCGCATCCATTGTTAACCAAATTAATGCATTTAATCTGAAAGGATAGAATATGTCTGACTTAGCTATTATCCAAGAAGCCATCGAAGGATCACAAAAAAAGGTGCAAGAGCTCTTCGATGCACAGAAGAAAGAAATTGAAGCTACTGGCGCAGTTTCAAAGCAATTACAAACAGATTTAGTCTTAGTTCAAGAGGAATTAAAAAAAGCCGGTGAACGTCTGTTTGATTTAGAGCAGAAAGGGGCAACGAGCGCTGATGATCCTAATGTGAAAAAAGATTTTTCTGAGCGAGCAGCAGAAGCGCTGACAAAATCATGGAATGGGAGTCAGGCTTCTTATGAAGTGAAAACCTTTAATAAATCATTAGGCAGTGATGCGAGTTCAGCCGGTGTTCTAATTCAGCCGATGCAAGTACCGGGTATTATTATGCCGGGTATGCGTCGTTTAGTTATCCGCGATTTATTAGCACAAGGCCGTATTTCCAGTAACTCACTGGAATATGTACGTGAGAAATTATTTACCAATAGCGCGACACCCGTGAAAGAAAAGGCTCAAAAACCAGAATCTAATCTGACGTTTGAAAAACAAACGGCAAATGTGATCACTATTGCTCATTGGATCCAAGCGTCTCGCCAAGTGATGGATGATGCTGTGCAGTTACAGTCTTACGTTAATAACCGCTTATTGTATGGCTTAGCATTAGTGGAAGAGGAGCAATTACTCAATGGTGACGGTACTGCGGATAATTTGACGGGAATTAACCATGTTGCCACGGCCTATGATACCACGTTAAGTGCTACAGGTGACACGCATGCTGACTTGATTGCTCATGCCATTTATCAGGTGACAGAATCTGAATTTAGCGCCTCAGGTATTATTTTAAATCCTCGTGATTGGCATGCCATTGCATTAATGAAAGATAAAGAAGGGCGTTATATTTTTGGTGGCCCACAAGCGTTTACTTCAAATGTAATGTGGGGATTACCTGTTGTTCCCACAAAAGCACAAAAACAAGGTGAGTTTACTGTTGGTGCATTTGATTTGGCGTCTCAAGTATGGGATCGAATGAATGCGGTTATCGAAGTGAGTCGAGAAGATCGTGATAACTTTGTGAAGAATATGCTGACCATTTTGTGTGAAGAACGTTTAGCATTAGCCCATTATCGTCCTCAAGCCTTAATTAAAGGGACTTTCCCAACGTCTGGAAGAAGTGCTTAAGTAATAGGTCGGGGTAGGTAACTATCCCGTATTACATCATGAATATCTTAGATGTCATTCCTCTTTCTTTATTAAAACAGCATCTCGAATACAGCGGTGATGATCGTGATGAGCAGATTCTATTTTATGCACAAAGCGCATTAAATTATTGTTTGAGATGGTGTGATGAACCCACATGGAAATCACCCGATGATATCCCTTATGAAGTGAAATCGGCAATGCTCTTAGTGCTGGGAGACATGTTTGAACATCGAACCAGCCAAAGTGAAATTCCGTTATATGAAAATAAAGCAGTAGAACGATTGTTACTGCTTTGTCGAAATTGGCGAGGTAGTTAATGGATCCGGGACGATTACGCCACACCATTAATATTCAAAAATCAGTATTAGCGCCTGATGCCATCAGTGGCAGTGATGTGATTTGGACGGATCATGCGACAAAAGTACGTGCAGCGATCATGCCTTATCAAGGACGGGAATATTTTCAAGCCCAGCAAGTACAAAGTGAGGCCACAACGCGAATTCTTATTCGCTATATCGCTGATATTGATACTTCGATGCGTATTGTATGGGGTAAGCGAATATTTAATATTATTTCGATTATTGACCCTTATGAGCGCCATCGTGAGCTTCAATTGATGTGCAAAGAGGGCGTGAATGATGGGTGAAATTAAAATCAGTGGATTGTCTGAACTTGCTCAACGAATGCAAGACATTGCCCGTAAAACCAGAAATCAAAGTGCGCGTAAGGCAATGAATGCAGGGGCTTTGGCGTTAAAGCAGGAAATCAAACATCGAGTGCCTATCCTTAAGGAAACGGTACCGCATCGACGTAAAGGCACCATCAAGCGCAATATTCGTTCTAAAACGAAAGTGCAGCGCAATGGACAAGTCAAAACGCGTATTTGGGTGAAATCATTATCGGGTAAAAAAGTGTCTGCCTTTAAACAGGCAACGGGAAAAAGTGCGGCATTGAACCCAAATGATCCGTTTTATTGGTGGTTTGTCGAGTTTGGTACCGCCAAGATGCCCGCACAACCGTTTATGCGCCTCAGCTTTGAGGCGAAAAAGGAAGCGACGGCTAAAGTGATTGTTCAAACACTCAAAGAGGATATTGAAAAAACAAGGTAGAGATCATGATACAGCAATTAAAAGAGACCCTTTCACCGCTTGTCGATGGAAGGGTTTTTTTTCAGGTATTACCCGAAGGCAAAGGGCGTTATCCCGCCATTGTGATCCAATTTGCCAGTATCACACCTAACAGTGCGCTGGAGGATGCGGATTTAGATAACTATCGCGTGCAACTTGATGTGTATGCGCCGCAGCCACAACCCCTTATGGTCTTGCGTAAAAAAATTGAGGCTCAGATTGTTGAAGCGATCCCATTTGCACAACGGGTGAATGCGGTCTTTGGGTATGAAGCGGATGTCAAATTGCATCGGCTTGTTCTTGAATTAATGATTTCATCAGATAAATAAGGAATGGATATGGCAAAGTCAAAAAACCATAAAGCGACGCCTTTCCTCGGCACGAAGATCTTTGTGCAAACCGGCTTAGGAGAGGCGATGACCGTGACGGAAGCGACGTTATCACCGGCAACTATTACCATTGCCAATAATAAGCTGAAAGCGGATGACATGATTATGTTATCGGGACTCGGGGAGTTAGATGGGCGTTTTCCTGTTGCACAAGTTGATGGCGACAAAGTGACCCTGTGTGACGAAGTGGATTGGAGCGATAAAACACTACCCACGGATTTTGCAGAGGCTAAGGCGCAACGTATTCAGTGGTCTAATAACTTTTGTGCGGTAAAAAGTTTCAGCAAAGACGGTTCGACAACCGAACAAATTGATGTCACTACCATTTGCAGTGATGGCAAGGAATATGAATCCGGCGATACGGAATACGGCTCAATTAAATTGACCTTTTTCTTACGGTATAGCTCCAGTGATGTGCAGCGACTCTTGCGTAAATATGAAAACAGCAAAGAAAAATTCGCAGTGAAAATGGTCTTAACACGAGATGAAGGCTCCATGTTTTATTACGGCTCCGTCGAAACAGGCATGAACATTGATGGCAGTGTAGGGCAAATGATGGATTCGGGGATCTCGATTAAATTGTCTGGCCGTGATTATTTGAATACGAAGAAATAACCCTTAACTCACCTCTTTCATTATTTCTCTTCTCCCTTTTCGAAAAAAAATCTTAGGAGTAATTATGTCTAACGCGTTATTGCGTGAATTAGTGTTAAACCAAGCACTGAAAGTGACGCCTTTTACCTATTTAGACAACACCTTTTATGTCAAAGAGCTGGATGTTGGCACCATGAATTACATTCAGCGCAAACTTCGCCAAATTAAAATCAAGCTCGCTGAGGCGCAGGACATTTACTTAGACGAAGACGATCCCGAACAATTTAATGAGGCGATAAATCGTGTCTACGATGAATATGATGTCGCCAGAATGTTGGCCTTTAAGTTATGTGATGAAAAAGGGGAATTGCTTTTTGATGCCGAAAATGAAGAAGACTTAAAAGGGCTTAATCGTTTAGGACAAGGGTTCTCTAATGCGGTGTTTACGGCCGAAGCGGGGAACAGCGAAAAAAACTTGGAGAACGGCGACAATTTCAATTGATATTGTCGCTGGCACTGGGAAAAACGCTCGCGGAAATAGAGCAAATGCCTGAAAGCCACTTGTGTGAATATGAAGCCTTTTATCGCAAACAACCCTTTGGTTTATGGCGAGAGGATTATCGGATGGCACAAGTGGCACATCTTCTCGCGATGATAAATCGTGATCCGAAAACGTCTCCGCCTGAATTGATGGATTTTATGCCGATGTGGAAGAAGAAAATCACGGAAGAAGAGCTGTGGGATAATGTCACTGAGAGTGTATTAGCTAATCGATAGCCCCACATCAGTGGGGCTTAATCGTTAACCACCGCGAGACATTTTCTCAATTTTTTTATCCGTATTGTATTGAGAAAGCGCGTAAACAGACCAGATAGCCGCAGGGATCCATCCGATTAAGGTGATTTGGAGGATAAGGCAGAAGATGCCAGCAAATGGGCGACCAATCGTGAAAAATTGTAACCAAGGTAGTAATAACGCCAGAATAAGTCTCATAAAACCCCCTCTATTATTCGAAATTTCAGTTTATCAATAATTAAATCAATAGCAAATAACAAGGAATATTGCATTTATTCAGGGTGAAAGTTTGCTTTTGTAGTGTTCATACCAAGGATTGAATTTATGGCGGGAGCATTAGGTAGATTAAATATTGATTTGACGCTGAATACGGCAAATTTCACAAATGCGATCAACCGTAGCCAGCGCCAAACAGAACAATTTGGGCAAAGTATTCGCGTCAGCCTTCAAGCTATCACCGTACAACAAGAGCGAATGGTATCGCAAACCGCAAAATCTTCGGCGCTTTTTGCCCGTTTTGCGAGTGTCACCGCAAGTGCATTATCCATTCATCAAGTCATTAATTATGCCGATAGTTGGACGGAATTACAGAACCGTTTAAAACTGGTGACAGAAAGCTCCGTTGAGTTAAATAAAGCCACACAAGCCGTCTATGATATTGCCCAAAAAACCTATCAATCATTGGATGCCACAGCGCAGGTTTATCAACGTTTTGCGGATAATGCCGATCGCTTAGGATTAAGTCAGCAAAAAGTGGCTGAACTCACGGAAACCGTCTCAAAAGCCGTGGCGATTTCGGGGGCAAGTGCAACCGCAGCCCAAGCGGCATTAACTCAATTTGGTCAAGCATTAGCCTCGGGTCAGTTACGTGGCGAAGAGCTGAATTCAGTGATGGAGCAAACCCCTGCGTTAGCGAAAGCCATCGCTGACGGAATGGGTGTCAGTGTGGGCGAACTAAGGAAGAAAGCCCAAGACGGTGAAATGACGATTGAGAAAGTCATTCAAGCCTTAGAACGTGCAGCCGACAGTGTGGATAAAAAATTCGCCACCAGTGTGACAACGGTTAGCCAAGGTTTCACTAATCTTCAATCGGCGATGACCAAATTTATCGGTGAAGCGAATCAAGGTACAGGTGCGACTCAGCTTTTAACCACAGGGATGGCCACTCTTGCCGATAATCTATCGTTAGTGGCTAAAGTGGTTGAAGGGATCGCCGTCACGGCATTGGTAGCAAAACTCTCTCAATGGACGAAAGCCACTTATCTGAAAAATCAGGCAACATTGAATGAGGCGAAAGCCACATTACAGAGTGCAGAGGCAAACAGTGTGACAGCAACCAGTGCCATGAGGAAGGCATGGGCGGATAAAGAAGCCGCTACATCGGCGCTCAATAGAGCCAAAATGGAATATCAAGTTGCTAGAGGCACTAACGCGGAAAAAATCGCACTCGATAACCTTATCGCCACAAAATCACTCGCAAGAACAGCCTCGCTAAATTATACACAGGCATTAACCGCCGAAAATGTTGCTCAACGTGCATTAACGACCGCTCGGCGTCAATCAACGGTGGCGGGGCGAGCATTTAACAGTGTTATGGGATTAGCGGGTGGCCCTATTGGATTAGTGTTGACGGGTGTTGCGGCATTGGGCATGGGATTGTATGAATACAGCGAAAATGTCAAACAAGCCAAACTCGAATCGATTGAATTTGCCAATTCTCTTGATACATCAACAGAAGCGTTAAACAAAATGAGCAATGCCACGCTAGTGGCGAATTTAAGCAAAGTTTCATCGGGCATTAACGCGCAATTGGAGAAAATCGAGGAACTTAAACAACAGGTTATTTCCTTACAAGGTCTATCAAAATACAGCGTTGAGAGTGAAAAGGCGTTTACTGAACAAGGTGTGGGGGATTTATACCTTAAACGAGTGGCTGAAAAGCAAAAAGAGCTTGATGCTGCGATGGGGATATATGCAGAGCAAGTTAATAACTTAGAGCGTCAGCGAGCCAATATGCAAAATATGTTGGCGACACTCAAAGAAAAAGTAGGTGACCAAGCTCCTGAATATAGACGTTATGCCACTGAGTTACAAAATGTTGATGTCGCTATTAATTCACTTAAGGCGAGTTTAAAGAGTTTAGGCATTGAATATGAATCACTCATTGATATCACGCTTCAGGCGACAAATAGCCAAGTGAATGCCGCCACGGCGATTGCTAAACAGATTGATGAATCGATTGAAAAATCGCAACGTTCAGTGGCAAAAGCGCAAGCCACAGGGAAGGCATTAGCGAAATTAAATGCAGAAGATGTATTGGCTTCACGCAAAATTACGCCAGATATGCAAGGCTACGATAAGGCCTTACAAGCTGAAATTGAGGCACAACTGGCACTGCAAGCCAAACGGACGTATAAGCCCAGTCACAAATCAACCATTGATTATGCCAAACAGTACACCAAAATCTTAACGGAATTAGAGGAAAAACAAGCCTCACTGATTGCAGATGGACAAAGTATTCAGCTGTATGGCACTACCTCTTCCTTTAATGAGTACACATCCGCCTTAGCTGATATCAAACAGAACAAAGATAAGTTTGATGCCATCTTAAAAATCGATCCCAAAGCGATTGAGACGATAAAAGAAAAAGCGAAAGCCATTGATGATTTAGCTCGTGCCAACTCGATTGCGCAATTTGCTTATGATCGCGGTAAAGAAATTGAGCAGATGCAATTTGAAACCACCTTGATAGGAAAGACACGCGCAGAGCAAGAAAAACTCAATGCCCTTCGTCAGATTGATGTGCTGTATCAGCAAGCCAGTGTGGATTTAGGTGAGAAAGAGCTGGTGAACTTACAACGCAATGTCGAACTCACTAAACAGCAGATTGAGGAAGAGCTGAGGAAGCGAGAGACCATGAAAGGCGATCCGATGGCGGGATTAAAACAAGGCTTATCGGATTTCAGTGAGTCGGCCATGAATGCGATGGAGAACGTCAGAAATGTCACTACCAATGCCCTTAATAATATGTCTGATGCATTAGCCGATTTTGCTTTAACGGGCAAAGGAAGCTTTAAAGATTTTGCCAATGCGGTGATTTCCGATATCACTCGAATGGTAATGAAAATGCTGGTTTTCAAAGCCATTGAAGCGGGTGGGCAGGCAATGGGATTTGATATGGGATGGATGAGCAAAGGGCATGCTTACGGTGGTTATACGGGGCATGGCGGGAAATTTGAGCCTAAAGGGATTGTGCATGGTGGCGAGTTTGTTTTTACCAAAGAAGCGACGGCTAAATTGGGTGTCGGCAATCTCTATCGCTTAATGTATGCGGCGCAAGGTTATGCTTCGGGGGGCTTTGTGGGAGCGGTCGCAGGGCAAATACCCGTTACACCGCAACCGACGTTAGCCCGTGCAGGCGGTGTACAAATGACGGTCGTTAATCATATTACGGTGACGGGAAATGGTGACGCTGTACTTGCGCAGGCAATGAAGGAAGCCGCACAACAAGGGACAGAAGCTGGTGCACAGAAAGCTCAGGCGATGATGTTACAAGACTTTCAAAGTAATGGCGCAGCACGCAGAACATTAGGAGTCTAAATGTCTATTCTTGAATGGCCAAAAGAGGTGATCCCCACACAGGAAAACTGGCAATTATTGAGTAACAGCAAAACCTTTACCTCGCCGTTTAATGGAAGTAGCCAAACGGTGCGCTTTCCGGGAAGTCGTTGGCGTTGTGAGCTGACATTCAATAATTTAAATGAAGAGAAATCGCGCCAGTTAGAAGCGCTGGTGGCTTCATTGGATGGGATGTCGGGGCGAGTCAAGATAACCAGTTGGATAAGAAAAGGGCGTTATGGATATGGTTCGCCTCGTATTGCAATACCAAGCCAATTAGGTAATCGGCTAGAAACAAAGGACTGGAAGCGCAATATGCGCGTGTTACAGCAAGGGGATCGCTTAACTGTGGGTAATGAACTCAAAATGGTGGTGGCGGATGTGGTCAGTGATAATCAAGGACGTGCCATTATTCTTATTTCGCCGATGTTAAGAACGTCACCTACTGTTAATGAAATGCTTGAGGTTGAGCGTCCTTTTGGAGTTTTTCGGCTTGTTGATAATGAACAGGGGAAATTTCAGCATCGTCGCTTGGGGTATACCAATATCACGTTATCTTTTGAGGAGGTGTTGTACTAATGCAATATCATCCATTTTCTGATGCCATGGTGAACGCGATTAATGAGGGGGCTTATATCGTTTTAGCCGCCAGACTCGATTTGAAATCAGGCGTCACCTGTGCGCATACCGGTGTTGGGCAACTGATTATTGCGGGTGAAACCTATTTAGGTGTAGGAAGTTTAGGTGAAATCAGTCAGCTAAAAGAGAATAAGACAACCAGTCCTCCACAATTACAGCTTAAATTAACGGGTTTTGATAAATCGCTGGTGGGTATGGTGATGAATGAGCAAAGTCGAGGACGCGAAGTCCGGTTGATGATGGTTGCCATCGGCGAAGAGGGGAAACCGCTTCTTGCTGAAGTCTTATTTGTCGGACAAATCACATCTATCAATGTGGTGTCTGGCGAAGAAAATGCCGTATGTGTTAATGTTTCTAATCGATTCGAGCGATGGTCAATCGGGTTACCCGATCGATTCACCGATGAATCGTGGTCATCTCGAAGACAAGGTGATCGCATCTTTCGCTATGTCGCTCAAATGGCTGAACGGGCAATTTATTGGGGCAGCAAGAAAGATGCACCTGCATTTATTTATAAATAATCTTATTGTCTTGTTAAACCCACTTTTGTGGGTTTTTATTGCATAAACAAGAGGAACTGTGCCCTTTGTTGTTTCATGAAAGAGCTAAATTTATCCTTGTTAGAAGATATCAGCGTTGGGAGTATAGATAGGTAATTGATGCCAAAAACTACATTCATATACCTTTATAACCGCAAAAAAACAAGCTTTAGTTGATAAATCTGGGTTGTAATGGCGACAAGATGACTCTATTATGAATAGGCCACTGGTCGAAAAGGTTCACAAAAAATAATCCAGTACCCACTAACAGTGTGGGTGATTTTTTACATGCAGAGTAATTGCAATAACCTCAAAATCGTCTATTTTGTATATATGCCAGAGATCCTGGTAAGAGGGTATTTATATGAGTCACGCACTGAGAAAGGCTAGTCGTTTAGATATACCGCCTCGTGACAAAAGTAAAGTTGCGTCTCCTAGAGCAGTAGTTGGATATAATTGCTCACACAAAGATCAAGTGAAAAATGCTTTCAGTCTTGGCTTTGAGCGTTATGAGACTGCTATGGATAAATTATCTAAGGTGTGATAGATGTCTAGGGAGTTTGGTTATCATCTTGACGGCGTGAATTACTTATCTGTTGATGACATAATTTATATCAATGAAGTTCTTATTAAAGCACAAACGCCAGATGAGCCAATCCAAGTTTTAAATCAAAGCAATCTAGAATCGTCACAAGCCAGACCTAGCGTAATAAGATATTACGAACAAACAGAGGATATGTTTAGACTATCCTCTGTTCTTATTGAAAGCCTTATCCAAAACCATCCATTCGCGAATGCTAATAAAAGAACAGCCATGATGTGTGGTTATGTTTTTTTATTGATAAATGGTTATGAGCTTACTGCACCAAGTGATGATATGGTTGATATTGCATCTGGTTTAGCCACTAAAGATTATAGTTGTGAGGATCTTGAGAATTGGCTGTGTCATTGGTCTAGGACTTATGACACAGTAGAATTATGTAATCCTGATTTCGGTAAACTATGTTGTGGTGTAATCAAATTAAAAAATATCTGATATTACGCAATTGAAACTAACCCACTTCGGTGGGTTTTTTATTGCCTGAATTTCACCATGCCTCTTAATTGAGGTTTTTTGCTATTTAAGGTCAGTATATGAAACAACCGAACTGGACACTTAAATTACCCGAAACCATAAGGGCGGCCATGAGTCGCCCTTTTTCATGGGGCAAATTTGATTGTTGTATTTTTGCCTCTGAATGTATTTACGCACAATGTGGTTTCTCTCCGATAAAGCCTTATCTCAATCACTATAAAACCAAAGCCGAAGCCTTCAACCTGCTCAAATCTAAATTTGGCACATTAGAGAAAGCCGTATCACGCTATTTCAAATCCATTGAGATTGAGCGCGTTCAGCGTGGCGACCTCGTACTGTTTAAAGGTGAGGACGGTGACAGTTTAGCCGTGGTTTGGGCGGGGTATTATTGGGGCGTAACCCCACAAGGCGTGAAGCCAGTGCAGATTAACCCAATCAAAGCGTGGAGAGTGGAATAATGGGTGGGAGTGGTGGATTAATTTCAAAAGTCGTGGGTGCGGGCTTAATGATTGCGGGGCTGTTTACCGGAGGTGTCACCTCGGCGATGGGCATGGCACTGATGGCAGCAGGCGTTGCGGTTCAAGTCGCGGGTTCGCTTATCTTTAAGCCGAAACTTCCCTCTATGAATTATCGAGATACCAGTGAACGCAAACAGATGTTACGTTCATCGTCTGCGCCTGAAACCGTGATCGTCGGAAAAACAGTGATATCGGGTTTGCTTTTCTTCGCAGAGGAAGAAACTGGCGAACAAGATGAAAATGAAAAAATCACACTGGCATTGGCACTTGCTGGACACCCCATAGAGAAAATTGGGAAGATCTGGTTGGGTGATGATCTCATTGAGACGTTTGGTGATAAAGCCTCATGGGAATTACATAACGATAGGGAAAATGCCGATCCCTTTATGCTTAAAAATTGCCCGTCATGGAAAGAGGATATGATTGGTCGAGGTATGGCGTGGTTACGTGTGACACTCACGTTTGACCAAGAAAAATTCCCTTATGGATTACCCAATGTGAAATGTGAAGTCTGGGGAAAACATCTGTTTGATCCTCGCACTGGGCAAATCGAGTGGAGTAATAATGGGGCCTTAGTGATTTTGGATTATTACCGCCATTATTTAAAAGTGCCTGATACAGATATTGATTTTGACAGCTTTAAACAGGCAGCCGATTTATGTGATGAAAAAGTGAGTCTACCAGAAGGCGGATTTGAGTCGCGATATACCCTTAATGGCGCCTATGATTTAAATGAGAGTCCATCCAGTATTTTGGAAGCGATGCACAAATGCATTAATGCCGAACCGACATTCACCGCAGGAAAACACGGTATCCAAATCGGTGCTTACTATGGGCCGGCAATAAAAACCATTACCGAATCACAATTGATTGGCACCGTCACTTGTACCCCTGAAACAGGCTTAAAAGATGCCACAAATGCAGTGTATGGCACGTTTATTGATGCCGAACAGTTATACACAAAAACGGATTTCACGCCTGTGATTGTGGACGAATGGGTGAAAGAGGATGGCTTAGAAATTCGGGAGAATATCGACTATCGTTTTGTTACCAGCCCTTATCAAGCCCAACGATTAGCCCGCCAATATCTCCGCAAAAAGAAAGCCGGAAGACGGGTTCAATTGACCATGAACTTAGACGGCTATGCTTATCGCCCGGGGGAAGTTGTGCTTTTAGCATTACCTTCTTTGGGGATTAGTGGGCTGGAATTCCGTATTGCCGAATGGTCTTTTCATGCATTAGACGGTGTGGCTTTAACGTTGGAAGAGGATGGTGCCTATTTATATGAGGATGTGATTAGCAAACCGTTTGAGCGTCCGCCCTTTGTGAGTTTACCCGCTGGTGGTGTTGCTTCACCGATTAATCTTACCTTTGTTCCACTTGCCGTCAGTGACATCATACAAGGTACGCTTTCTTGGCAGAATGTGGCGTCTGATGTGCGCTATAACACCGTTACTATTCTTCAAGAAGGCAACGTTATTCAATCTATTCAGGTACCAGCTGAACGTGTTGATATTAACGGATTAGCGCGAGGAACTTATCGTGTTGAAGTTAGAGCAACAAATGTGGCTGGCGCGATGTCTGCTCCCGTTATCAGTGATTTTGCCATTCAAGCGCCACCGCCTCCTGAGCATATTGATGTTACCTCTGGCTTATTTAATCTGACCATTGCACCGAAACAAGGTGATAGTGCTGTCTTTGGTTATACCTTTGAGTTTTGGTTTAGTGAGGAAAAGCTCGCTGATCTTTCTGAAAATGAAGTGATCACCAAAACAAATAAAGTTGGCCAAGGGAATTTCTGGACGCAAGAGAATTTAAAAGCAGGGCATACGTATTATTTTTATGTTCGAACAATCAACAGCTATGGCAAATCACCGTTTGTGGAAGCTTCGGGTACTTGCTCTTCTCAAACGGATTTAATTCTTGAGGAATTAGCGGGGCAAATTAGCCGAGATCAACTCGCACAAGATCTATTGGGTGAAATTAACAGCAAAGCTGACCAATCAGCTGTTGTTGAGTTAAACACGCAAGTGAAAGCAAACCATGATGCGATTTTAGCGGAGCAAGTTGCACGAGGAGCGGTAATTAACCAAGAGCAACAAGCTCGCGCTGAAGCTGATAAAGCGGAGGCACAACAACGCCAATTCTTAGCTACACAACTTCGTGGTGATTATACTGGCAATGATTTATCGAAAGTCACCGCAGGACTTATCTCCGCCGAGAAACAAGCGCGTGTTACTGGCGACCAAACGGAAGCGAAAGCCAGACAATCATTGGAAACACGGATGAATGGGAATGTTTCCGCGATTAATAAATCATTAGAAACCCTCACCTCAAAACAGCAAGCCCAAACGCAAGAGATTTCAACGCTCAATTCAAATCTTAAGGGGAAAGCTGATAGTAGTGCGGTAAATGCATTAAATACGCGAGTATCGAATATCGATGGCAAAGTGACGTCCGCAACCTCTCAGGTACAAACGTTATCCAGCAAATTAGATAAAGTGAAAGCCGATTTAACGGAGTCTGTGGTGGTGGATTTAGATTTATCTAAACTCAATGAGAACACCTATTATCCGGTTATTTTGCCTTTAGTAACCTCTCGACGTTATGCCTTTAAGGTTTTTAGAACCTTAGGGCAATATTCAGATAATAAACCCAGTTATGCGACTCACAGCACTAAAGGCTTTGCCATGATTGTGGAGTGGCAAGTGAGTGGTTCTGGATGGGGAACACAATCTGAAAACCGCATCATTGATAATTTTGATTGGAAATGGACAAATCAATCTCCTGTGATGGGACCCGCTCAATTAACGAATGGCTCTGTGGAATATATCTATTTACGGGGAGGCGCTAAATACCAACTCACTAAGCATAAAAGTGTTAACCATCAAATCATCACCAGCACTTATACCAACAACAAGCAATCGGTGGCACCGAAAGGGTTTGTGGCGAATGACGTACCTAAGTCCAGCGAACAGAAAGCCAATGCAACGGCGAATGCGGTAAGCCAACTTGAAACTAAAGTGACCGAGGTTTCAGGTAAGGTGACCTCTACCGCCCAGCAAGTCACTCGCTTAGAAAGCCAAGTGGGTACAAGTTCAGCTAAAATCGAACAAACTTCGAAAGTGGTCACAGACATAAATGGCAAAATTTCGGCATCATGGACAATGAAAGTCCAGCAGGATAGCAAAGGGAATAAAGTCATTACTGGCATTGGCTTAGGGTTTAATGCACAAGGAAATAGTCAATTTCTGGTTAATGCCCAAAACTTTGCGGTGATATCGTCATTAAACGGCAAAGTGGTGACACCGTTTGTGATCCAAAATGGACAAGCTTTTTTCAATGATGCGTTATTTAGCAAGGCAACCATTGATAAATTATCGGTAGGTAAAAAAATCACATCCACTAATTATTTAGCGGGCAAGAAAGGATTTAATATTGATGCCACAACAGGGAATGTGGAATTAAATGATGCAGTATTTCGTGGACGGTTAGATATAAACTCAGGAGGAACAAAAGGGCGGTTAGTGATCACGAATAATACTATTTATGTTTACGATGAAAACAATCAGTTAGCGGCAAAAATAGGTTATTTAGGGTAGCGTATGAAGTTTATTGTTTTAATTACAGCATTATTATTGTCAGGGTGTACCTCTGGATATAAGAAAGTCGATTGTCAAGGTGTTTATCAAATAAAAACATTTCACTATCAACAACCTGTATTGGTGAAGTTTGATAAAAAACGAGAAACCATTAAAGGGCCTCTTTATCATGCTGTACCTCAATTAGGATTTAAATTCTTAGGAGGATGGATATCTCCTGATGTCGTAGAGGATTTCTCATGTCGTGGGGAATAGAGATATATGAAAAAGGAAAGCCAATAAAAATCACAGGGCGTTCGTTTATTTTTGACCAAATAGCGGTCACTCAAAATGGCAGTAAAACTTATAATAATATTCCTAAAGGGCGGTCATTGGCCGCCTATATTGTCGCTAGAAATCGAGGATCTTATTTCACTGTTAGAGTCGAGAATAATAAAATCTCGTGGAATTCTTTACGTGGTAGTCAATCGATTAATGGAATTATTATGGTACTAATTAAATGAGTAAATATGGTGCATTATTTTTTAATCAGGGTATTACCGAAGAATTAACACCTTATGAATCAGCCGTATTTTTAAAAAAGATAAAAACTAAGCCGGGGCTAATTAAAATTATCGAAGGTAATAATAACGCAGTGCCACTTATTTTTATTCGAGTTCTTAATTCTTCTAATCCATCATTAGGTGGATTATCTGAAGTAATTTATGAGAACAATGCGTGGTGTGTGAATTTAATTGATACTATTCAAGGTAATTCAGCAGAATATGAGCTTTATGTATTTGTGAAGTCTTCTTATCATATTTCACTTCATCCTCAAAAATGGGGAATTCAAATCTATCATAAAGGTGTTATTACACACGCTTCAAGTCAAAGACCACTTAATTTATTAGAGGGAAATAACTTTGTGCTTACAGGAAATAATTGGAGTGGCGTGGATGTCGGTTTTCCTTGTGCGGTATTAATCACAACAATTGGGCATATTGGTATGATGGATTCGATGGGAGGAAAAACGATTAGAGTAACTCTTTGTGGGCGAGGTAATCGAATTATCCCTCATTCCATGATAGTTTCAGGACAAATGTCAACCACCTCATTAGGTAAGCAGTATTTTTATATTGATGTGAGGGAGTATGGTGGGGAGAAGTATAAGTTAACTAGTTAATTTATGTAATAAAAACCATATAGTATTTTAAAGATGTAATTTATTAAGTCAGTATAATTATTATCTACATTTTCTGATCCTTATCTTTATTCTATAAAATAAACTTATAATCATTTAAACCAAGTTGAATTAAGGATGTTGAAATGGCAAAAAGAGTCGTCTTAAGTCACTATGTGGTATTTGTTTAAAGTAATTTGATTGGCAATAACAATTTGAACATACTCTTGTTTTTATTTTTTTCTGTAATTCAGGAATATGTTCAGTTGTTTTTTTCAATGCATTCAAAGCCTCTTGATAAAGGTTTATATTTTCGTAAATAATAACTTGTGGATCGTCTACAATAATTTCTTCAAGATAGTCAAAAAGGACTGGATTGCCAGGTTTTCTAATGGTAAACATTTTTTGTTGTAGAGGATAATTATCCCAGTTTTTTTCAAGTTCATCGGCATCTTGAAAATATTTTTCTTCTTCTGATAGCTGTAAATTCCAATATATAGGATTATTTTTTGTGACATAAATATTTAAATTATCATCTAACAAAAGATCAATATTAAATTTAAATAAAATAGGGCCATAAAGATTTTGCCTAGGGAAAAAACCGTGTAAATCAACAATATCAATAAAAACATCATCCCAAACATCAAATAGTTTATCATCGTCATCTGATACTTGTATAGTTTGGATTAGATTTTCTCGTTCAACATCACCACGAGCTAATAAACCGCCCTGCTCAATAAAAGTAATGGAGGTAGCAACGGTGTTTGCATGGTAAAAATGAAGGATTCCTTTTTGGTTTAAGATTTCATGCAAAACTGAATTGTTAAGTTTCATATTTTCTCTCATCTAAAAATTAATATTTATTAATAAAGTACTTTTTGGTTTGTGAATAATTATAATTTTTAATTATAAAAACTCAACAAAATAAAAAATTACTTTTGGTATTTTGTAATGTTTTGATTTTAAATTGAATTTAATACACTTTATTTTTAATGAATAAACTTTCATATGTTTATTATTTTAATTGTTATTATTTTTTTATTTCGTCACATCTTCGATTACTCATCGATAAATATATTAAAATATGATTGATTCTTATTGTAAAATCACTTGAAATATTAAAGATGATTTTATATTTATTATCTGGTTTTTTGTTCTATATTATGATAATGAATAATATTATGTTATAGATTTTCTAAATATTAATTCAAATATCGAGGATAT